AATAGTAGTAGGCGATGAATAATCATTAACAAATTCTAATTTTGTACCTGGTCTAATTAGACCAAGTTTTTCATCCGAACTGTTTGGATTATTGTAAACTGTAATTGCTTGTGAAGGCGCATCATTACCACCAATGTAAAAGTATCCAGTTTCGCTCTCACCTGATGTAGGATAAGGTTTCCATAATACTCTGTTCACTGATGTTAGATCCATCTCAAATTGATCTGAATCATGATGTGTTTCAACTGATTTCTTGTAATCATCAAAATAAAAATTTTGTAATTGTATTTTTTTCAATAACGGTGCTAATTTGTTTTGTATAATATAGCTGTAACTAGAAGTGTCAACTACTGTGCCGGTGACTTCTTCAGTTGTTAATGTAAAGTCCGGTGACTTGTACACTATGGCATCTTCGCCCACTACGTTTACACTTTTAACAGTACCAGTTGGATCATTTACATCTAAATATCGTGAATGACCAATGTGTGTTCTGTTCATAGCTTTAATTTTTTGGATCGTTGTACTTTGTGTTAAAGGAAATATACTGTAATCTTCAGCATTAACCATTCTATCCTGTGAGTAAAACGCCTGCGGTGCATTATTTTTAATTGCTGTATTTGTTTCTGTAGCTGATGAATTATCAACAGTATAATTCAATGTCAAAGACATTGTTGCTGTAAATGTTTGTCCAGCTGAATTTTGATAGTTAAAAGAAACTTCTTCATTTTGAATTCTGTTTGCTTTTAGTACTTGTCCTTTACCAGATGATTTTCTAAAGTAAATTCTAAAAGTTCCTTTTGGTGAATTACCAAAGTTACCATCACTGAATTGTACTGTAACATTATCATTGTTTCTAGAATTAACTGTGTATATGTTTCTAGTTGCTAGAGCTAATGAATTATAAATTGTATTTTGTCCATTGAGTGATGGAACTGATGTCCATTTTTCTAATGGTGTCCCCATTGTTCCTACTTTTTGTACCCATACATCTATGTCGTTAATATCACTAACATCAATATCAACTTGTCTGTTTGGTAACGGATTTACAAATTCATGATCTTGATACTGTAACGTTCCTTCTTTAAAATATACAAAGAATCCTGTGTTAACAGAACCAAATCCTTGATTATCATTTCTATAAATTAGATTAAATGCTTCAGAGGCATCCGGTGCTTTTTCATAAAAATAATTATCTGGATGGATATCTGCTTTTACAATATCAATTGACGTCGATACTCCATCGATAGAAGTTTGCATATTTTTAACAACACTTTGATCACTTGTTGATGACGTTGCATAAATTTCACTTGCCACTGAACCCACTGTTGCAGATTTGGTTGGATTACCAAATTGGTTTGTGGTGTTGAACAATGCATTACAAACTGTTAACCATTGGTCATACCAGTTTGCATTGTTAGGATCATTCCATACAACATTTGTGTTAGAAAGATCAGCACCATCCGAATCTGTAATTGGTTCAGTAGTTCTAATTTTTGTAATTTTTAATAAACCTCTTGCTGGAGTGTTTCTTCTAGTTTTGTAATTGATTAGTTTTGCTAATCTAATAATTGAATCTCTTCTTTCAGCTGTATCTAAAAAGTTTTCTCTAGCATTTAAGTCAGTTCTAAATGCAAGTGACTGACCCAAGTAAGATAATAAATCTATTATTGCAATAAATTCACTTGATTGAATATAGTCATTGAAATCTTCTGGATAGTTTACTTGAATGTAATTGAGCATAGCTGATCTGATAGTATCAAAATCATATGCTGTGAAGTTTGCCTGAGAGAAACTTCTATAAATTGTTTTCCAATCTTCTGCTGAGAATAAATTGTTCTGTCTAATTATTTGACTCATTATAATGTTTCTCTTTCAAAGTTAACTTGCATTGACGCCTGTTGGTTGAAGGGTAACACATTCAATTGTATGTCTACTCTTATACCATTTCCAACATCGTCTAAAATTAAATCTATTAATTGTACTCTTGGATCTGATGCAATTATAGTTTTGCAATCTTCAACTAGATCTTCCTTAGTACTTTCATCAATTGGCTCATAAAGTAAATCCCATATTATCGAACCAAATTCCGGATCCATCACTCTTTCACCTTTTCTAGTGTAAAAATGATTAATTAAATCTTGTTTGATCAAATCAACATCATATAATTGATTAGATTTTACCCCTGCTACTGATGAAAATCCTCTGTAAACTCTACTAGAGACACGAGATTCTGCCACAGTAGCAGAAGTGTTATTAGCAGTTGATGTTGAATATGTTGTTGCCATTATGTATCCTTATTGATATTTATAGACATTATTATATACTACTTTAATTATCCTAATATTAGGCCAAATTAGCCCAACTAAATTATTATAAATATATTTAATACAATCAATAATAGGCAACAATTAATGAAGAAATTTGAAAATTTTAGTGCTGATGATAAAATTGAGTCGTTGCTACTTGATAACGATATTCATTATCTATCAGGCGAAATTGGCGAAGAGAATATAGCTCGTGCTATCAAATGGATAGTGACTGCTAACCTAAATAAAAAACCAAAACGTACTTTAAAGTTGTATATCAACTCAACAGGTGGTGATCTATACGAGTCGTTTGCGTTGATTGATGTCATGAGAGACAGCTATCACAACATTAGTACTATCGGAGTTGGTGCTGTAATGAGTGCCGCTTTTTTAATATTTGCTTGTGGTAAACATGGCGAAAGATATATTGGACAAAATACTGGTATCATGAATCATCAGCATTCAGATGCAATGGAATCTAAAATGCATGATATGAAATCTCAAATGCAAGAAAACCATAATTGTGAAGAGAGATGTTTTAGAATATTAAAAGAAGCAACTGGAAAAACAATGGCTTCTGTTAAGAAAAAATTAGATTCGCCTAGTGATCAATACTTTACGGCAAAACAATTGATTGACCTTGGCATAGCTGATCATATATTATAATAACATGAGTAACGAATTAAAGAACTTTGCCTCTGGCAAAGACTGGTGGTACATGAATCGTGAAAAAGGAATTCACCTTATTGAAATAATCAGTGAAATGTATCATGCCAGATTACGAAATATTGGTGTTGAGCTAAATGACCATACTGCTGAAGTGGTGTATGATGAAATTGAAAGTGCATTGGACAACCTAACTTACGAATTACAAACCAATCCAGAAATTGTTTATAAAAAAGTTGGAATAAAATTGGATAAATCCAACCATGTTACCCAATATGATCCTGAAGATCCTGAGACTTATTAAAATAATTTTCCAAAATCCAAAAAAAATGCTTGACATAGTTGTATTCTAATGCTATAGTGTATTTGTTATGTTTAATTTAATCTTAAAAAACCTGTTAGGAGGGAAAACAAAGATGGCTAGAACTAAACAATACGTTGTATATACAAGAGAGTTTGTAAAAGGCAACGTTAAAAATAAAGTTGGCGTATTCGTAGAAGAAGCCAAAAACGCAATTGATAACAACGGCGAAGTAAACGGTGGTGTTATTAAGTACAAAAACCTTAACATGAAAAGAGCGACACCAACGTCTGCTCTAGTGTCAAAAGGTTATGATTTCAATGTTAGAGTAATCTCTACAGGATCATTGCAAACAGCAATGGCAACGAAATCAGCTTTAATCAACTTACTATCAACAAGTGGTAAGACTTTGATTAACAAAGCGGCGTAATACTAATTAATTTTAAAATTAATTGCAATTATTGGGCGGTAGGAAACTATCGCCCTTTTTTTGTGACTTTTTATGATTGATTTTCTAAATTAGATTGTTCGTGATCTGGATAAGGCTCTCTTGTTATAAATCTAGTCAATATTGATCCACGTTTAGCTTCTGTAGATTTTGGACTGTTTAATGATTCTCCAGTTCTTTCTGATAATATATTTGTATAAAGTAAATTGCCATCAGCATCTGTTTGGAAGGATATGCCAGCAACTTCTGTGGCCTTCAATGCTATTGGTCCGTTCATGTGTATCTTAGGAGCAGTTTCATGATGGAACGTTCCTGCGTTAATATGAGATTCACCGTCTGTTGTAAATTTTTGTGCTAAAGTAGAAAATGAATTAAATGTTGTTGTGCTTAAATCAATACCACTACCACCAGTTACTTTAAAATTACCAGCACTATGTATATGTACATTACCTTTGATATCTCCTAAGTTTCTTGTTGAGATTGGTTGTGTAAACTCATCATCTTTTTTATCCAATGTGTTGTTGGCTTTGATATTTGTGTGTCTACCAGATTCAATATTAATATCTCTGTCAGCTCTTATGTTGATGTCTTTTTCTGATCTCATTGATATTGAGTCTGCACCAAACACTTCTATTTTTCCTGATTCAGTAATTTCTACCCAACCTGTGCCTTTGCTGTTAATCACATAAACCACACTATGTGAATCATCTAACAATAATTGAGCACCGCCTATTGTTCTAAGTCTAATATATTTTTGACTCACGTCATCCATTACAAACTGATGACCACCTGGTGTTAAAAATCCAAATACTTTTGATGGAGATTCTCTTCTAGCTGATGAATCTGTTAATCCTCTAATGTTGTCATTTTCTAAACCTTGTGTGGTTAAAGAATTATACATTGGAGTATGTGTTGCTCTTTTTACTTTGTCTTTTGGACCTGTTGTAGAATCATCAAACACATCTAAATTTTGAGCTTCTACAGATCTTCTATTAACTTCTGAAACTGGAACAATTGGTGCATCGTCATTGTCACTAAATGTTGTACCTTTTGCAATACCAGGAATCATATGGTTAACACCTGGTTGATATAAACAACCTAAACATAAACCCATAGCATCTTGGCCATTAACAAAAGCAACTGCAACAATATTACCAACATCGGGTGGAATCATCCACATTCCGTAAGCATCTTGTGTTCCTTGGTATGTGTTTTCTGCGTCACCACCTGCTAACATTGTGCTTGGAGTACTGGCACCCGCAAATGGAGATACCCATTGTACTGTTTTCCAAGTATTTTTATCAGTTGACGGAGTTTGTGAACCCAACAAGTGTACACGTAATCTTCCCATTTTAGCACCATCAACATTTTCCATTACTTCTGCTAATTGAATGGTGTTGTATTGTGTGCTTTTAGAATTTCCTGTTTGTCGTTTTATAAAACTTTTTGCAAACGAATCTGACTTACTTGCCATTATTTGTTCCTCGCATTTTCTTTAACTTCTGCATAATCATTTTCTGATCTTATTTTTAAGTCTTCAATATTTGTTAGTGGGTCTCTAATCATTTGTACTCTTTGTGTAAACTGTCCATTGTTAAATGTACTTTCAACTTCATATGGAACATATATTCCTTGTATAAATTCATCTGCTCTTTCCGAACCTGCTTTTAAGAATCCTGTTTCTGGATCTGGTTCAGCTGGAGCAAGACTTGTAAATAATACAGCAGTTTCTTTGGAATAGTCAACCATTGTATCGTCAACAGAGCCTTTTTTATCAGCTTGTCCAAATGCATCTTCTAGCCAATAAGGATCTCCTATGATTTCCATACTGATATTCATCATTTCAACAGGACCAGCTTTTGAATTTTCCAACAAAGCCATGTATTCGCCACCTGCTTCTGATCCAACATCAACACCGTCTGATATAATTTTTCTATCATAAAATTGAATGTTAAATGCTTTGGCTCTATCACCTTGATATCTGTTTGCATATTTTAACCATTCTGCGTCACTGATTGTTTCTGCAATTTTCCGACCTTTTAATTGACTTTCGGATTTTTCATTTAATTTTGAAGATTTTATACTAGACTCAAAACTGGAAACGTCAAGAGTTTTTAATGCAACCATTCTTGCGGCTGGTGGAATATTGGGGTTACCATAATTCCATTTTTCGTTTACCTTTGCAGTATCATTATTATATTGATCTGCTAACTTTTGAAATGCTTCTGCTGTATTTGAATCAGGTTCAACTTCGCCTGATTGAACTTTTGCCAAATAGTTTTCTAAAAATAGTCTTCTGGATACTAATAAATCATGTTCTTCGGCACGATCTACTTTTCCATCTTTGGTAGAGGCGTTCCATTTGGTGGCTGAGTTGTCCATTGTTTCTTTTAATTTATTTCTGGTATTAATAAATTCTCTATCTTCTTTGGATAATCTAAAGTGGCTTGGATACTTGTTGTATAGTCCTTGCAAAGAATCATATGGATAAACATATTGAAAATTATATTGAATATCAAAATTTAATACATCTAAGTTTTCACCAGTGAAATGATACTTGTAGTGTTTAGTTAACACTTTTCTCTCTTCCATTGTTTTTACTCTTTTTTGATTATATTCTTTTGGTGCCAATAGTTCTTCTTTGATAGCTAGTTTTGTCATTACATTTTTGATTCTAATGACATACTTTAATTTTCTAGCATAATCTTGTCTCAACGGATCCCACTGAAATGGCACAGCATATGGTTTGATAATGATAAGTTTTTTTGTCATATCTATATCATCCCATTTTTTCTTAGCATCCTCGTCGCCGGCTGTTGCATCAATTACTTTTTCTTTGAAACCTTTTAATTTCTTTTGAAAAAATTCTGTCCTTGACACGTGTTTGGTAATAATTTCTTTGATACTAGCATCGTAGTTACTAACTGAACGAAGTTTTTGGTTTTTTAAGTCAACGTTACTAATCATTTCTAGATCTGAGATAATTGGAGATGATTTTATATCTTTTGTTTCACTAGGATTTTCACATTCAACTTCAACCTCATATTGATCTAAAATATATTTTGTAACACCTAAATGATGTTGTTCTTGTTTGTTTAATGCAACTTCAAATCCTTTACGGAAATCTTCGAATGTTACAATATCACTAATCTCAATATCTTGTACTAATTGGTGATCATCTGCTAACCCTAAATCTCCAGCACGTACACCTTGCACAGAATATACTGATCCACCACTGTTAACACTATAAGTTATATTGTTAATCATCATAGCATACACACGTCTTGTGCCTGGAATCTCTACGTCGTCGCCAATACTGCCATCTTGTTTTCTACCTTTTAGATATACTTGTATAAAAAAAGGATGTACTTTATATTCTTCGATACCTAGTATCTTTGATGCTTTGTACAGATCTTTAACAAAACTAGCCCCCAATGGTTGAGTAATTTCAAAGTTAAAATTAGTAGTATTTCCCATTCCTGTTTCTTGCGTGGGACCAATAATACTTTTCATACTAAGATTGGTAACCTGTGTATTTGTTTGTCCAGATTTGGCAAGTACTATAAATGTAGTTTGTTCATCTTTACCATAATTAAACCAAGAACTATCAAAGCTGTTTGGATCTGATTCAGAAATTTTACTTAAATCTGTATCGGGCTCTTTGGTTTTTAAACTACCTGCTTTGGTTGTTGCTTCTGCGTCTAGCCATTTTTTGGTAAGTTTTAAATCAGCTATAGCTAGTGTGATGTCATATGTGTAATGTTCGTATTCATGTACAGGGTTTGGCACTACGTTTTTAAATTTGTAATCAACACCGGAGCCTTCATAAAGTCTTTCATTCATTTCCTCTTCTGATTCTTCGTCGTGTGTAGTTTTTTCTTGATCATTAACAAAGCCATCATCGGCTGTAGCACTTTGCTCTGTTGCAACAGCATCACCTGATTTTAATAAATTAGCAGGAGTAAATCCGTCATCAGCTGTAACACTTGTAATTTTATCTTCTACTGAGCTACTACTTTTATTTTTAAAATTTTCAAACGTTTTAAATGCACTTGATTTGGCGGCTTCTATTCCATCTGACACTACTGGAACTATGTCTTGATCCATATGTGATTTTAAAGAATTTACTTTATTTTTTATTGCGGCACTATGTTTAAAATTCATAGGTTTGGTATTAATCATTGTAGAAGCTAGATCATTTGTTAACAACTCGGTTTTGTTTAGATCTAAATTTTTTAAACTGTCAGATCCTACAAAATTTTTTATGTCAGTTACATCAACAGATTCGCTAAATGCTTTTTTTGTATCTAAAATTTTATTTTTTAGAGGATTAAATCCAATTCCTTTACCTGGCATTTTTGTTTCCTTTAATTAGCGAACTGTGAAACTGAGGATCGACTTGGTAACCTAATAACCAAACCTGCTTTGAAGTCTGCAATAGGATCTTCCATCACGTTCATATTTCTTTTTATAAACACCCACCATAATCTAGTGTCACCGTAAAGTGCATAAGCCAACAGGTCTGGACGTTTTTCATATTTCGTTTCAATTGTGTAATATTCATCAGCATCTGAATAAGCCATATTTGGTGCTGACATTATATCTAAGTAATCGTTTACTAATCTTGTAGTACCATATGGAGAATTTTTTTTATATTGTGACATTAAATGAATCCTCTGTTACCATTTTTGTTACCTTTAAGTAAATGCTTTCCTTTTCTAAAAGAATCTAAATCAAATTGATCTCGTTGTACACTTGGTACTGGAGCATATACTACATCCATGAAAATATTACATACTGTTGGTACATAAGTTTGTTGTACGGCTTGGTCAATACTACCAAAATTGTCTGCTCCTGATTTTCTTTCATTTGCCATTGTCTGCATAGCAGGGTGGCCCGGACTTCTATCGCTTTCAGCTACTTGATAATCAGCTGGCATTCCCGCTGGAACATAATCTACATCTTGTTCTAAACCAAAAGATACGTTTTGTATCAATACAGGTATCTTGTCAAACATATATGGACCATAAGCTGAAAATAATAAAATTGGTGGTGGTACACCTCTTCTTTTGTCATTCTGTATTCCATAATATGACATTGTAACAGTTCTTAAAAAATGTATAACTGCCAACATATATCTTGCTTCGTACACATTGTTAGCTGTAAATGGCATAGTAACAGATAGTCTCGGAGAGGCTCTTCTAGCATAAGCCATATAATCAAAGTTTGTTTGCGGTATATTATATTGTGTATATTCTACAGAGGCGTGTTGCACTTGTATTGCTGGAGTATATGGCATTATCATACCATTCGTTTCAGCTATTGGGGCCAATAAATTACTAGTGGCATCTTTACTGCCATATATTTCTTCCTTGGCTCCGGGCTTGGCTTGTAGCTTACCTCTAAAATCATTATTAATACTCATACTGATATTTATAGCTTTCTTTAAAGCTGTATTTAATTTAAAAAAAATATACAAAAAAGGTTGACCAATTTGGTAAAAAGCCATATATTGTGAATATGGCTAGAACAAATTACCTAAATAATAAAGATATACTGAAGGAAATACATAAATCCAAAGCAAGTTACTGTTTCTATGTGAAACCAGAATACAATGCTTATGATATGATTATCCACGAAAGTATTAAAAAAATGAATAAAACAAAGCTCATGGAGGCTAGACGTCTACGAGCTACCAGACTTACCAAACTAAAAGTTGATGAATTGGGTTTAAAAAAGAGTCAAGTAAAAGAACACGAAATTAAAACCAAAGATGTTAAAGAAACAGATGTTATAATTAGGGTTGTTACATGGGATCATATTCCAGATGACTTTGAAAGAAAAACAAATCCAAAAACAGTTGCAGATACTAAAGTCAAATTGAACTTTATTCCTTTTAAACATTATAAGTTAAGTGATAAAGGTGCATGGGAAGAAGTTGGCAAAAGCCATTATGCATCTCATAATGAATTTAGTTTAGATCACGGCAAGATGACAAACAAATTGGCAATGATGTTTATGAAACTTTGTGAACGTTATGGATCCAGAGGTAACTGGAGAGGATACACTTACAATGATGAGATGAGATCTCAAGCACTTTTACAATTATCACAAATTGGATTGCAATTTGATGAATTCAAAAGTGAAAATCCTTTTGCATATTATACTGCGGCCATTACCAATTCGTTCACTAGAATCTTGAATGTAGAAAAGAAACATCAAAGTTTACGAGATGACCTATTGCAGGAGGCAGGACAAAATCCATCATATACTAGACAACTTGAACACGAAGCTCAATCCAGAATTGCGGCCGGTGAAATTCCAAGTTATGCCCAACCAAAAAAACAGTTTGCACCCAAAAAAAGAATGTTTGGAAGGCCGGCAAAAAAATAAACATTTGCACTTGACTAAAGGTTGTATTTCAACTATAATATTAATAAAGTTGAGATTGCAAAATTATGTTTAAAAAAGCGGCCTGTTTTACAGATATTCACTTTGGTTTAAAAAACAACTCACGACAGCACAATAATGATTGTGAAAATTTCGTGAAGTGGTTTATAAAAGAAGCCAAAGAGTTTGGTGCAGAAACCTGCATCTTCCTCGGCGACTGGCATCATCATAGATCGTCAATTAACATTAGTACACTCAACTATTCAATCAGCAATCTCAAACGATTGAGTGACGCATTCGAACAAACGTATTTCATTGTTGGAAATCATGACTTGTTTTATAGAGATAAACGTGAAATCTCTAGTGTTGTCTTTGCCGAGGAAATTCCAAATATAAAAGTAGTCAACGAAATCATGGTACAAGATGATGTTGCGTTAATTCCATGGTTGATAGGTGACGAATGGAAAGGCATTAAAAAAATCAAAGCAAAATATATGTTTGGTCATTTTGAATTACCAAACTTTAAAATGAATGCCATGGTCGAGATGCCTGATATTGGAGAACTAAACCAATCACACTTTGCAAATATAGGGCAAGTGTTTACAGGACATTTTCACAAAAGACAAACCAGAGGCAATGTGTCTTATATAGGTAATCCTTTTGCACACAATTACGCAGATGCTTGGGATAACAATCGTGGTTGTATGTTTTTGGAAATGGACAAAGATCCACAATACAAGATATGGCCAGCAGGTCCAAAATACAGAACATTGAATTTGAGTGATCTATTAAAGAATCCAGATGAGTTTTTGGAACCGGAATGTCATGTAAGAGTCAAAATTGACATAGATGTCAGTTATGAAGAAGCCAACTTTATCAAAGAGAATTTTCAACAAACTTATTCGTTAAGAGAAATAAGTTTACTACCACACAAAGAAGCTGAAGACGAAATTGATTTCAAAGGAGAGATCAAGTTCCAGTCAGTTGATGAAATTGTGTTGGATCAATTGAAGCATATTGAGTCAGAAACATTTGACAACAACGTACTAGTAGAGATTTATAACCGACTATGATAGTTTTAAAAACACTGACCATGAAAAACTTCATGAGTGTGGGCAACGCCACACAGGCAGTTAGACTGGATCAACCAGGACTTACCCTAGTGTTGGGTAACAACTTGGACCTAGGAGGTGAAGGCTCACGTAATGGTACGGGTAAAACCACAATACTTAATGCATTGAGCTTCTGTTTGTTTGGTGATGCTATCACACAGATCAAACGTGATAACCTGATCAACAAGACCAATCAAAAAAACATGAGTGTGAGCTGTACATTTGAAGTGGACGGCAAAAAATACAAAGTGGAACGTGGTAGAAAACCAGCATATTTTAGATTCATCTGTGATGATGAAGTGGTGAACGAAAAAGACACCGACGAAGCACAGGGTGAAAACCGACTAACACAAGACGAAGTTAATAGAATACTGGGCATGAGCCAGCCGTTGTTCAAGCAGATCATAGCATTGAACACTTACAATATGCCATTCTTGGCTATGAAGGCTACAGAGCAACGTGCAGTGATCGAAGAGCTTTTGGGCATCACAAGGCTATCTGACAAAGCAGACCGTCTTAAAGAGCAAGTACGGCTTACTAAAGAGGATATTAAAGGCGAAGAACTGAGAATACAAGCAGTCAAGGCCAGCAATGAGCGTATCGAAGAAACTATTAGAAAGTTTAAAATCAAAAGTACTGCATGGAATGAACAGCACACAAACAACATAGCTAGACTAAAAAAAGCTATCAGTGAGCTTGATTCAATTGATATGAACAAAGAGATTGAAAACCATAATGCACTAGCTACATGGAAAGAACAAGAACAAGAACGTACTACATTAAACAAGCAACTGGATTATGATGTGCGTGAAGCACAGGGCATACAGGACAGCATAGACACACTAACTGAGGAAATGACCCAGCTGGGCGGGGAGACTTGCCCGTTATGTAAACAAGGATTGCAGAAGGTGGATGGTCAAGAGATCGAAAAAATCGTAGCACATAAAAAAAGTAGCATACAACAGTACACCGAAAAACACATACACATACAACAAAATATAACACATACAAAAAATCGCATACAACAGTTAGGCGATCTGGGACCTATGCCTAGCACATCTTATAACAATATTAACGATGCATATGAACATAAGCAAAATTTAGAGAACTTACAAAGAGATTTAGAAGCAGAAAACAATGCTGAAAATCCTCATATTGAACAAATTGAAACATTAAAAGAAAAAAACATTGAAGATATTGATTATGCTTTTATGAATAGCTTAACAAAACTCAAAGAACACCAAGAGTTTCTATATAGGTTATTAACAAGCAAAGATTCATTTATTAGAAAGAAAATTATTGATCAAAATTTGATGTATTTGAATCAAAGATTGAATCATTATCTAGAATTGCTTTCATTACCACATGAAGTTATATTCCAATCTGATTTATCAGTCAATATTACAGAACTAGGTAGAGAGTTGGACTTTGATAACTTGAGTAGAGGTGAACGTAACAGATTAATATTAGGTTTGAGTTGGGCATTTAGAGATATATTTGAATCAACAAGTACTCCTATTAATTTATTATTCATTGATGAGCTAATTGATTCCGGTATGGATATGCAAGGTGTTGAATCGTCGATGAGCATTTTGAAAAAAATGACTAGAGAAAGACATAAAAACATATTCTTAATTTCGCACAAAGACGAGTTAACAGGTAGAGTAAATTCAATATTGACTGTGACAAAAGAAAATGGATTTACTTCGTTATCAGAAGACGTTGAAGTAGTTTCCATTCATTAAAACATCATTTTATAAATACACGCATGACTAGTAAAACATTTCTTAAATTAAGCATTTTATCGGCTTTTTTATTTGTGGTTTCGTGCAGTACAATTCCAAATAAAAATGTAGAAGCTGAAAAGGACTCATATGACCGCGGAACTTTACTAGATACTATTAGTAAAATGGATTCTATTGCAAACATCTTAGGTTGTGCATTGGCACCTGCAAGTGAAGACTGTGAAAAATTTAAAAAAGAAAAAATAGAAGAAACACCACACCAAACTCAAAAAGAATATAATGAACAAAATGACAAGGAGTGGAAAGAATTAGATTCGGATGATAATTGCACCGACGATGGTTGTGCAGAATTTAACAAATTATCTAAAGAATAAAACGTCAGTTAATGTTCGAATGTTCAATTTATAAATACCTGCGGTAACGGATATTCCCGCTACTTTATATCAAACATGGAGCAACTGAGAAACAAGGTGTAGCCTTACACAGATTTAATCTGAAGGGCTCGTAAGCAAAAGAAAGAGTAATAATGTTAAGAATAATAAAACAGTTCTGCCATGCAATTTGGGTGACAAATGAAAAAGATTACCAGCATGATCCTATGTGGATATATGCATCAACAGAATGGTCTAAACAAGATCGTTTATATGCATATCAACAATTAAAAATTAAACAAAAGGAACAAGATGGAACACATATTTAGATCTTTGGGTAATGGATTATTACTTGCTACACACGTTCTCGCTAACAACAAGAACAGAGAGACAAAATCCATGCCTAAATATAAAAAAATATCAAGAAAGACTACAAAAACTATGCTAAACTACGTGTTGGCATTATATAACAGTGATCCTGCCGCAAGACATGACAACGAAAAACTAAATGAAGAAATGTCATCAATAAATTTTAAACAATCACACAATCGCTTTTATATCTAAAACTAACTTAATGGGTTCATGCACTGAGTAAATATGTGTATGAACCCAAACACAGACAAAGATATTTGGGAATGGTTAGAGCAAGATAAAACTATTCCGTATTTGCAACTAGATATTAATGATATTCCTTATGAAGAAATTTATAAAGAAGCATCAGCGGTTAAAGATCAGGCTGTCTCACATAGAGATTATGGCCAGGGAGGCGGCTGGTCTAGTCTTTGCCTGCATGGTATTAGTTCTACTAAAACCAATGCTTGGGAACAGTACGAAGAAAACAAAGGTTTAACAGAAGATCAAATTGATTACAAATGGACAGATATTGCTGATCAATGTCCTACTACTACAGAATATTTTAAAAATAAATTTCCATATAGACAATACAAAAGACTAAGATTTATGTGGCTTGAACCAGGTGGAAAAATTAGTTTGCATAGAGACAGCGAACAAAGAACATTCACGCCGGTTAATATAGCAATTAATAATCCGGATGGTTGTGATTTTAATTTTAAAAACAAAGGCACAGTACCATTTAAACCCGGAGTAGCATTTTTAATTGATGTTGGACAACATCATGAAGTTATTAATAACTCCAATAAAGTTAGATTACATATTATTGCACATGGTAAAAGACATTACAAAGAATGGATTGATATATTAGAAAGAAGTTGGGAGAAATTTGGTTATGCAGATTAAAGTTGGAGTTATAGGTCATATTGAAGGTCCTAGGTTGAGCGAGGCTATTGCAAATTTATTGAAAAACGAAAAAAGATTTCAGTTTGACTTTTTGGAAATGCCTTATAACAAAAATTCTGTAGCAAAATTTGTTGAGGGGAAAGATTTGGTGTTCGTTTGTAACCCAGGAGAATCTGCTATCAACAAATACGTAAGGTCTTATTGCCAAAAACAACAAATTGATTTCTTTATTCCTAATGAAATAGATAATAAAAGAATGCCTACGTTGGAAGCAAAGTATGGTTTAAGTCCTATATTTCAATTAATTTTAGGATATAACAATTCGGATTATATTAATAGTAAATTGGTAAAAAACTTGACTGCAGAAAAAATGTTAAAATTATGGAAAGAAGCTTACATCGAAAGGCCATATAATTTTCCAAAAAAAGATAAAGATTTGTGGAATTGGTTTGAGAGTGATGACTGCCCATACCCATGGCTACAGTTAGATTTAAAAGTTCCGCATGAAAAAATGTATATGGAAGCCATTAATGTAAAAAACAAATCGCTTATGCATAGATCAGATGAAGCTGGTGGTACTTGGAATGCAACAACACTATTTGGTTTGGCTTCTGATATCACATCTGGCTATGACTATGTTGGTGTTGACAAAACAAAATATCCAACCAAACCAAAACCAGATTGGACTGAACTGGCAGACGAATGTCCAATAACTAAAAGATTTTTTATGCATGATTTTCCGTTAAAAAATTATTCTAGAATTAGATTTTCATGGATTGAACCCGGTGGATATATTTTACCTCACCAAGATGCTGAAAATAGATGCATGGGTTTTAATCTAGCTATTAGTAATCCAAATGGTGCTGGCGTTTATGTTAAAGATTGGGGAATGATTCCGTATGCACCTGGCACAGCTTTTATATGGAATGTGGGCACAATACATTGGGTACATAACAATTCAAACAAAGCAAGATTACATATGATTATACACGGAGACCCAGATAAAGAAAAATTAAATGCATTGATGCCAAACAGCTGGAAGAGGTACGGCTGGAATAAATAGTAAACAACATACTTAATACACAGGAGCAATTTATGAACTTTAATCAAATAGTACGATATTCTTTGGAATACTTAAACCAAAGCAGATATTATCATTGGCAAACTGAAAGTTATGCACACCATGAAGCACTAGGTGAGTTTTATAATTCTTTTAGTGAATCAGTTGATAAAATGGTTGAGGCAATGGCAGGTAGAACTGGTACAAAAATTAGTATTGATCAAGGCAAAGTTGAATTGGTTGATTATAACGGTGTACCAGAAGTTATCGAGTCTTTAGAAGCTTTAAGATCAGCATACGAAAAATTTAAAGAAACAATAACCGATCTAGGTTACATTGATATTGAAGACATCATCGATGACATTGTACATAGTATTAATGAACTATTATTTCACATGAGATTGAAATAATCTCTAACGCATAGTTTCAATATTAATATATTTAATTTTACATTGTTGATCAATTTTACTTTCGTAATAGTCTAATTCAGATTTTCTAATTAGGCTATGCGAGTAGTGGAAACTATTGGATATATAGATAGCAGTTGGTTTATCCAAATTTTCAATGATTGACGTTCTTGTTATATCTCCAACATAATAGTTTACTTTCACGTTATCTTTTATGTGTTTTATAATTGGAATATATTCTGACATATCTATATCGCCAAGCAAGTCTTGATATGTATTGTTATGTATAGGTAATGTTGTAAACTTTTCTCCATTGTATTTTGTATCAAATTCTTTTACAAACTCAACATAGTCATCAAAGTGATAATGATTGAGCAATAGTTCAGTAAAGATCAATGCTGGCATTGATATATCATAAAATGAAATCTCTTTTATAGACTCATAACAGTTGGAAATTGTTTGTAAACTTTGTAAACCGTTAGCAACCGATATGAACTGCTCCGGATTTTTTTTAAACTTTTTGTTTTTTTTAGATGTTGCTTTGGGATAGTAATACGAATTGTCTGTTACATAACTGCTTGTTAGTAAATGACTTACTTGTTCTTCTTTGAAATAATATACAAAAGTTTTTAATATTCTTTCGTATTGATTAAATGGTCTTACTTTAAATTTTTCTTTTAATAACGCACCAATCACTTTGGCTCCGGTTTTACATTTTTTGTAATCATTCATTCCGTTGTCAGCTTCGATCCAATGTGGAGTATAATCATCATGAAAATTTGATTCTGATCTTCTAACGTCAATAAAAGTTTGATGTTCGCTAGAGTTAAAATCAGGTGCACCAACTTTATTCCAATGATCTAAATTGATGATAAAACATTGTTTGTGGAGTTGATAATAACGCTCTTTGCGATCTAGTATGTGTCCTATTAATGAATATTTGTCTAGGTCACCACTTTTGATAAGTGGTAAAATAAAGTTATTGTGTAAATGCTCATAAAAGAAATTGCCTTCTTGTATAACCATTGCAAAATTTGATTTCAGCTGTTTTAGTACTGTATGTAAATCTTCTTCGTCTTCACAATACACAGGACCGTCAACACGCCAACCCAGCTCATAATCCATGCCTGGCTCAAAATAAAGTCTTTGATAAAAGTAATCTCTAATACTTGATAAAAGAGTTTTGTTTTTAACTATGACTACTGTTAGTTTATTCTGTGACATTTTGTTTTTTACTTTGTTCTTTGATTTTATCGCTGTTGGCTTTCCAAAACTTACTTGTTTCAATATAACAATACTTACCGTAAGTCAAATCATGATCTAAATTGGTAAAACGTGTTGGATCCCATAACACAAATTCGCCTTGTCTTGTGATCTTTACACACAACAACCATTTGTCTTTGTCTTCGCAACTGTCTTCTGCTTGACCAATCCATTCGTCTAGCTGTTTGACTTGTTGTCCTAGTGCTAGATGATTCCAACGAAACTCTCCGTAGTTTTTTGCTTCAATCACTAATAGTGGAAAAGAGTCAGGTGGAATAATATCGCCCTTGAAACCTCTTGTTTGATTTTCTGATAAATTTTGTATTCTAGAAAAATTCTGTCCGCCAATGAAAGCACCTGAATGCGGTACTCTGGTAAATGACTCGTTGTACAAGTCACTTAAAAAATTAGCAATTTCTCTTTCGTAAATTTTGCCTTTGGTTTTTGATTTACTACCCATGGGTGCCCCTAAAAAAAATCTTCGTCATTATGTTTACTATACAATACTTAATTAAAATTTGCAAGCCTTCTTTGCGGACCCGTATCACCTCTTCGGCGGAATGCTCTATTCTCTTAGGAGAATGTTATCATATTGGATAGTGTACTTTGTATTAGCTTTTTTGTTTTCTATTTGATTACTTAGATATTTGTTTGTATCACTTATTACCAAGATTTGGCCATACTTCACCCTGCTACGGGTGAAGAACTTTTCTTTGTTAATATTAAATTGCTTTATATATTACCAGAGATTAGTCATCCAGCTTACGGATCCTAAAGAGGCGGTTGGCCTGTACCCCTATCAATCCTACTTCATCCAACGGGACCTATACATATCCAAAACTGACCGTCTATGTATAAGATAATGGTTGCATTTCTTTCTCTAGCAGAGCCATTGTCATTTGTGCCTGAGTTAACACTTGTCTTGCATCGTGCGATTCGCCTGTGTTGTTACACCGTAATTCGCTTTTTGTAGAGATGCTATATTGCCTATGTTTGCCTATAATGTGCCTAATAACATTATATTAAGACAGAATAGGAAATATAGTCAACCTCTTTTTTTAAGATGTTTGATTTAGGGCTTTTTTGCAGTTGGAAAAAATTTAAAATTAGGATCTTTTTCTTTGTTTTTCTTCCATGATTTGTAAGTATCTGGATAATAAAATTTATGTTTTATAAACACGGTTCCTTCGTCAAGCATATCAAACATCTCTAGGAAACGTGGATCTAATTTTGTGAGATCACAATTTTTAAAGTTGTGCTGTGCCACGGCCATTACTGCCCATGCATAGTGAGCCTGTTCATCATACTTGTGATCTTGAAATACTTTTATCAGTTTGTCAATGAGGTAGTCTGGTGTGCCTACGTACGGCCAGTCGTTTGGCTTCAAGCCTAATTTAGTTATTTCATCTACAAACGTTTTGTTTCTTCCATTTAGTGTTTTCTTTAATGTTTCTAATTCATGTAAAATATCATTTATGAATTTACTGGGTATTGCATTAATGGTTGAGTGAGGCTCAAGTACAGGTATTATAGAAATATTTCCCCACAAGTTATCTATACCTTGTTTACCCACAATATGAAGTCTTTCTCGAAACCAAATATCTGACAATTCAGATAACCAATCTGTTAACGTAAAAGCCATGTGGGCCATCATACAGGTGTTTACGGAAAGTGAATATCCTGGCTTGGTTAGATATTTTTCCATGAAAGTCAATATGTTTTTTTTAACAACTTTCCATTTGGCTGGGTGTCTGACATATTCGTATGTTTTTCCTGCACCATCGATACTAGCAGTTACACTAACTTCTTTGAAATGAGAAAACAGTTCGTATGTTTTATTAAGATTAGTAAAATTTGTTGTAACCTTTAATCTAATATCTTTAGCATAGTCCTTATCAATCAAATGTTTTAAAGTTCTTTGCACACCAGCATTGATAGTAGGCTCTCCACCAAGTACTTTTATTTGTAACAATCCTTGATGTAAAAGATGTTCATTTACAAACTGTTCTATTTCATGATGTCTATCCTTATTTTCTTTAAGTGTTTTTAAAGAGCCACGCCATGTGTCTTGACCTATGCCCCATGTTTCTTTGTCTCCAAAGTTTTCAATTATTGAGCTATTGGCGGGACTACATTGTATACACGACAAGTTACATAAATTGTCTGGCCTGTAATCCAAATACACTGGTTTTTTATGTGTGGTATTTCCGTACACAACATCAAAGTCTTTTTTATCTACAGGTATTGATTCAAACCCAGCTATATCTGATTCTAGTCCTCGTTCAACGTGCCACTTACAACCAGAACATCCCTTGGGCCATTCACCGTCAAGCATTTGTTGTCTGATGTCTTGGGCGTATTTGCTAGTCCAAAAATCTTCCGGAGCTCCGTCTTTGTGTACTTTGTAATACGGCTGTTCGTCATCTTCCCATGCACAGCAAAAACCCAAATTACCTCTCAGCCCAAAGTAATAAGCTGATGTAAATGGTGCGTTGCAGATAGGTTTATCTATATTTTTGTTTGATTTCTTAGTCATTTACTCTATTTATTGTGTTGACTTTGTCACAATAAACAAGTATATTATAGTGTATGAAGAAGAAAAAAACAGTAAACAAAAAAAGTAAACCTACTAAAATTTCAAAAAAAGAAACTAGTCACAAAGACTGGTTAACTGGTTATTGGAAGTGGAAAGAAACACAAGAAGATGACAATACCAAGAATAGCAGATCCACTAGATAACGAGTGGGATTACAGAGATTGCCGGTTAGAGAACAACGGCCTTATTCCTAAAACTTGCGGATACCTAAAAGAGTTCAAGTACAAAGTAAGACTGCCTGCACATGGAGTGAATGGAGAATATATTGACTGGTGCAGTGATCATTGCAAAGGAAAGTTTGGTTGGCACTTTGAAGACACAGAAAACACATACGAAGACTACGAAGATGGAACACATTGGAACGACCAACAGGCAATAATAAGTTTTTCAAACAGAAAAGATGCTTTTCTTTTTAGTTTATATATAAAGTAAAATGCCAAACAGCAACAAAACACTTAAAAATGAAATCCTTGCTTTGAAAAAAGAAGTCAAAAATCAAGCAATCATAACCAGAAGAACAATAGTAAAAACTTCTCACAAAAACGAAGAATACAGTTTAAAAAATAAATTACGTAGATTTGAAACAAAACTAAAAGAAGAAAAACAGTTGCGTAAAAAATATCCAGCAGTCAATCAAGCATACAAAGATTATCAGTTGACTATGAAATTGGTATCTTCTAAAACAAATTAAACAATTGGTGACATGGCACCTTTAAATCTTTCTTGATTTTCTTTTAAGAATTCTTGTATTTGTTTTTTATCTTCAAACGTAAGTCCCCATGCCTCATTCATTGATATTGATCCACGCATATACCACATCACTTCCCAAACACTTTGTCTGATCTGTCGTTGATCGTTTTGCAACTCTTCGAAGTACGTCGCTATCTCAGAAGGAGAGTGTGTTATTAAGAAGCTACGAAAAAATCCGCAGGGTCGAGCCTCACTTCCGATTCGAATTCTTCGTTGGTCTCTTTACAAACAAATTTTTGTTTTACGGTGCTTGAGGATTGGTTGAGCTCAATTATCTTATTATCAATTTTTTTGATGCTGACAGCATCTAAATTTAATAAGAATTCTTTGATTTGTGCTTTATCAAGAACAGTATCACCATCAGGTGTGGTAATTTTAACAACAGATTCAACCATGGAGTCTGTGTTCTGATCAGCTAATTTCACAAACATGGTTTTAAATTGCGACAGTTCAGGATTAGATCCTTCGCCACCAGCATCTTCAATGTTACGAATTGCTTTGGCTTGGTCGTAAGCCAACAGATTTAATTTTGTTTGTGTATTATATGTAAACGGACGAACATAACAAACAATGCCGTTGCTCAAAACAACATTTGGATCAGGCATTATTGGTCGTACATTTTCAAGTATGACGTTCAAGTTCACACTATATTCATCTTCTCTTTTGGCACCATGTGGAGATCTAATTTTTGTCTCCATGATTTCTCCATATGTTGCCATACGTATTGCAATTAACAATATGTCAACATCGCATACTGGCAATGCTCTTGCATTAGCAATATCTGGAACACAACTTTTAATAAGTTGTATAACAGCTTCGCCATTTAACAATGCATCTGGATTTCTCAAAGTCAATTCATCTTTAGAAGTCATGGCATACACAGCCACTTCACCTGAAGCTGACTTTTCTTCTGTGCTGTCGTATTGACCCGCAGATGGCAAACTAGTATAAAGTTTAGGTGCTCTATAATATTGCTTTAGTGGGTTACTTGGTTTTTCGTTTGTTGTCATTTTTTTTCCTAGTATATAAAGTACGTATTTAAAGGTCTATATAAATATCTTTATAATGATACTTATAAGGATTATTAAGTGCGTACTTAATTATTTATCACGATGAAATATATTGATATAGAATTAGATGGAAAACAGGTAAGAATACCAGAATTTGCCTATGAAGAGAGCATACAGCAAATTGCAAAGATTCTTAAAGAACAGCTTAGAGTGGCCGCTGGCGATAGCAAACTTATTTCTAAAATACTCAGAGAAGGAAATAAAGCCGAAGCAACAGCTACAAAAAAAGCACATCAGCAACAAACAAAAGAAGACGCACGACAAAAAAGAAATGATCAAGAAGAAATCAAACTTCAAAAGAAAGCACTTCAAGAACAGTCAAAAGGCAATTCCAAACTAGTATCAGCAGTAGAAAAAATGGCTTCACCTAGTGGAACCGTTGGGAGTGCTTTTAGTAATGTGTTTGGTAGTCTTGGCAAGTTCACAAGATTTTTAAATGTTGGTGTTGCGGCACTAGTTGGACTTGTACATGGAGTAACAACAGCATTCAAGTTTTTAATGAAGTTGGGAAGATTAGAAGCAACACTATTTAGAGGAGGTTTCTTTGATTTCCAGGCCACAGAAGGTGTGGCAAACGGAATAGCATCACTGGGTGTGTCGGCCGCAAAAGCAGGTATGACAGTAGACGAAGCGGCAGAATACGTGACACAATACAGCAAAGCAATAGATGTGTTTGGCACAACATTGTTTGATGCCTCTAACGTGGTTCAAAAAACATTAGACTCACAAGGACTATTAGGTTTGTCTGTAGCAGAGTTAAATGAACAAGTTGGTGAACAAGCAGAACTATTTAGAAGAATGGGTATTGCTGTTCAAGCCGATGGACAAAATCTTGCAGATCATACAGTAGAAGTTTTAAGAGTAACTCAGCAGTTCTCTTCACTTACTAAAGTATCAGCAGATGTAATTAGATCCATGGTGGCTCAAGCATCAATAATGGCATCGTTCACAAATAGAATGAGAATGCTACCAGACTTTATGAGACAGAATTCTTTGAAATCAGCACAGGTTGGTTTTGCAGGTTTGGCCGCATTTGGTCCTGAGATAGGTGGACAACTGTCTAGTATGTTGTCACAAGGTATTGGTAGAGGTACATTGGCATTTGATGAATCAGCAAGACAACTACTAACTGTATCACCTAGACTTTATTCTTCATTGGAAAAATTGAATAAAATTATTTCCGGTGGAGGAGGAACAGATGATGTTGCGGCAGGACTAGATGCATTTAGAGAAAATGTAATTAGGGTTGGAAAAATTGATAGAAGAAGATTACAAGCATTAGAGATAGCTGGGGTGCCAATGGCAGATGCAGTTATCAAACTTTCTAATTTGTCTGAAAACATTGATGTTGTTACCAATGACTTCAAAGAGATGGCCAGAGCACAAGCTGAATTAAAACCAGGCGAGTTAGCACAGGTACAATCAAGACTATCTAGAACAATGACAATATTAAGAGTTGCATTTAACAAATTGGCATTAGCATTTTTAACAGATGGTGTGATCAAAGCAATTGAAAATTTTGGAAACTATATTGCAGACCTAGGAAATAAATTAGCAAACTTTATCTCAGATCCAAACAATGGAATATTTGGCATGATCAATAAAATTATGAATGGTATTACTAGATTCATGAGTGGTATGTTCCACACAGCGGCAGGTGCCATAGGTGCGTCACTGCAAAGAAGTTTAGCTGAAAAATTACCAACAGGAATGAATAAAGAAAAACTAGGTAAACTTGATGCATTACGAGATCAATATAATAATGTTGCGACCGGTAGACCAGGCCAAGCTGATGCAGAACGAAGAAAAATTCTTTACGAGATGATGAGAGTAACTGGTAATATGAGTATGCTTGGTTATATGCAGACCACACCAGGAACTGCCGGTTTTAAAGCGGCAAAAGATGGAATGGTTGATCCCGAACACGTGGCCGCGGCAATAAAAAAATTAAATGAAAATGATGGTCAATATTATTCTTCAGGAAAAGTACTTGGAGGAAATACAAGTACTGGTAATTTTAATATAGATGGCTCCAATTATAGTGGACAAGGGTCTGCCGGAGTTGGTTCTTCTGCAAGATCTAGAAGCAAAATTAGAATAATGCCAATGTTTGGTGATGCACAAAGTTATGTTAATCAAGAGAAAAAACCAGAAGATTACCTGAAAGAGATTGCGGCAAACGGTGTTATTACCCAAGAACAGATGACAACATTGATTGATCTATTGAAAAAATCCAATACCAACATACAAACTGTATTACACAAATAATAAAATCACTTGACATATATTGGTAATTCAGCTACACTACAAGAGTCAAACAATTAAAAGGTATTATAAATAGTAGCATGAGTTGGAGAAAATACTTTAAACCCTACGATACAGCAACTGGTTCGCGTTCAGCGATGGGCAGTATCACACCTACGGTCAACCCAAATACAGCATCAAATTCCAAATACAATTCATGGTTACCAGAAGTATATGCTGGACAACCAAACAGGGTTGAACGTTATTATCAATATGACATGATGGACCTAGATACTGAAATCAATTCAGCACTAGATACCATTGCAGAATTTTGTACACAGATTGATGAAAAAAACAAATCACCTTTTAATGTACATTATAAAGATGATCCAACAGACACTGAAGTATCGTTATTAAGTGATGCACTAAATCAGTGGAACAAAATTAACCAATGGAACAAACGTTGTTTCAAAATGGTTCGTAACACTCTAAAGTATGGAGATCAAATCTTTGTAAGAGACCCACAAACATACAAATGGTATTGGGTTGATCAAAGTTTTGTAGACAAGATTGTTGTCAACGAAGGTAAAGGTAAAAGACCTGAAGCCTACTTTATTAGAAACTTAGATCTTAATGTTAAAAATCTTAACTTAACATCAGACTCATATTCAAAGTTTAATACGCCAATGGGATATGCAACTACATCACCAATGCCAATTGGTGGCTTTGGTTCAACTCAAGCTAGAGGTGGATCAATGGGCGGTGGACCGCAAACATCAGGACAAGGTGGTACTTACGGTTCAAGATTTCAAAAAGATGCTACAGTACATCCAATTGATGCATCACACGTTGTACATTTAAGTATGACAGAAGGCATGGATAGATTTTGGCCTTTTGGTATATCAATACTTGAACCAATCTTTAAAACTTTTAAACAAAAAGAATTACTAGAAGACGCAATTATAATCTACAGAGTACAAAGAGCACCTGAAAGAAGAGTGTTCTATATTGATGTAGGTAATATGCCAACAACTAAAGCAATGGGCTTTATTGAAAGAGTTAAAAACGAAATACACCAAAGAAGAATTCCAAACCAATCAGGTGGTGGAACAAACATAATGGACGCAACATACAATCCATTATCAATGATTGAAGATTATTTCTTTGCTCAAACGGCAGAGGGCAGAGGATCTAAAGTTGAAACATTACCAGGTGGAACACAATTAGGTGAAATAGATGACTTGAGATATTTCAATGATAAATTGATGAAAGGTCTAAGAGTGCCAAGTGCATACTTGCCTTCAACACCAAATGATCCACAAACAGCTTTCACAGATGGTAGAGTAGGTACAGCCTACATACAAGAATATAGATTTACAAAATTCTGTAAACGTCTACAATCATTTATTCAACCTGCCATTGACAGAGAATTTAAAATGTTCTTGAAGCATAGAGGAATTGAAATTGATTCAGGATCATTTGAATTACAATTCAATGAACCACAAAACTTTGGCAAGTACAGACAAATTGAATTAGACACACAACTTGTTAACATATTCAATCAAGTTAATACTGCACCTTACATTAGTAAACGATTTGCAATGAAGAGATTCTTAAAAATGTCACAAGAAGAAATTTTTGAAAATGAGAAAATGTGGGCAGAAGAAAATAAAGATACAATGCCTCAGTCTATGGGACCAGGTGCAGAAGGATTAGGCTCAGTGGGAGCAAGTCCTGTACCGGCGGCGCCAGAACTAGATCCAGGTGAAGATGTGCAAGATAATGAAGGCGGTGGAGCATCACCAATTAGTGGAACAGCACCTCCTACAGACGTTGCACCAGAATAAACTAATTAGTGAATAGTTTGATTTTCAGTTGAAACATCAATAGCAATATTTTGATTTAATCTAGCAATAAGATATTCAGCAACAATTTTCATTTTTTTAATCGTAGCTTTTTGGTCTTTAGATAATTTTTTAGATCTATTTTCTACAGACACTATATAATTGTTTATTGCATCCAATTCCCACTGAATTACTTCTTCAATTTTATCATTTTCGTTATAGTAGTCGTCCATTGTAAAGTTATTTACTAAATAAGTTTGTTATGCGTTATATTGAACTAAAAGAAACATACTTACCAAATGAAGATGATTACCATAAAGCACAAATTGGTTCATCACGTAAAACAAGACTGACTCTTAAACATCTTAATAAATTACGTAAAGTGCGTGAAATAAGAAAACAAGACGAAGAAACAAATAAAGAATTTGTAGCTAAGATGTACGGCCAACCACCAATGGAAGTATAAAACAGCTACTATAATACATACTTTTGGCGAGACACGATCCAAAATCGCAAAAAATCGCCTATTATTCCCGTATCTTCTGATATTTTGTTAAATATATCTATATTACTATTAATAGTTAACAAATTCGCGAACAGGAGAAATATCATGTCAGAAATGAGTTCAAAACTAGAGCAAGTGCTTGAATTTCTAGTGAACGGCGAGCAGGATAAAGCGGAAACATTATTGCACACAGCAATAGTTGAAAAAGCTAGAGACATCCACGAAGAAATCGTTAATTCACAAGAAGAAACAGTAGCTGAAGAAACTACTGAAGAAGCAGTTGCAGAAACTACTGATTCAAAAGAAGCAGTAGCAGAAGAGACTACAGAAGAAACTACTACAGAAGCTAAAGACGAAGACGCTAAAGAAGAAGCTACAACAGAAGCCAAAGAAGAAACTACTGAAGAAGCAGTTGAAGAAACTGTAGGTGGTACAGGTGACCAAGAAGCTGATCTTAAAGCTGAGTTAAAAGACAAAGCAGTAGAAGACGCTGAAGAAATTGAATACGAAGAAACTAATGAAGATGATGATGGTGATGAAGACGGTGAAGCCGATGATCACGATCACGAAAATACTGAGGAAAGAGTAGACGATCTTGAATCAGCATTAGAAGATCTTAAAGCACAATTTGATAAAATTATGTCAGGTGAAGGCGAAGAAGAAGGTGATGCAGAAGCAGAAGCTGAAATGGAAATGCCAGCTGAAGAGTCAACAGAAGAAGTTGTACCAGCAGTTGAGTCAGAAGACAAAGAAGCAGAAGCAGTAGAAGAAGCAACGGAAATGAAAGCAGTGGCGACACCAGCTAAAGCCGAAGCAGATTCATCAGCAAAATCACCAGTAGCATCAGCAAATATGAAAGACATGGGGGCGGCTCCAAGTATTTCTAATTCAACAGCTGAAGCAGGTGGTAAAGCACCAGCGGCAAAAGATATGGGAGTTTCACAAGAAGCTAAACTATCTCCAGCTAAAGCAGATGCAACAGATGGGTCAGACTCATCAGCAAAATCGTCTATTGCAGGCTAATACTTGCAATAGGAGAGGAAGGAAACAAATATGATTCGATTAACAGAACAATTGACTTTTGATCAAGCCAAAATGGAAGTTGTATCAGAAGGCAAAGACGATAAGAAGTTTCTTCATATGAAGGGAGTTTTTATTCAAGGTGGTGTTAAGAATCAGAACCAACGTGTTTATCCTGTGAATGAAATCACTAAAGCAGTGACTTCAATCAAAGAACGTTTAGACTCAGGATTTAGTGTGTTGGGTGAGGCAGACCATCCAGATAACTTAACAGTTAATCTTGATCGTGTATCACACATGATTGAAAATATGTGGATGGATGGGCCTGACGGTTTCGGCAGTCTTAAGATTATGCCAACACCAATGGGAAAAATTGTTACCACTTTGTTAGAAAGTGGTGCCAAACTAGGAGTAAGTTCAAGAGGCTCTGGAAATGTAAACGAGAGCGGCGAAGTAAATGGTTTTGAAATACAAACTGTGGACATTGTTGCACAACCTTCGGCACCGGATGCATATCCAAAAGCAATATACGAGAACTTACTTAATATGCGAGGCGGAATGAACCTTTTTGGTTTAAGCCAAGCCGCATTGTACGATCGTGGAGCTGAAAAGTTTTTAGCTACCGAAATTACAAAACTAATAAGTGAGCTGAAGAAATAGGAGATTCAGATGGCAAGTAATATAACAGAAATTTTTGGTACATCCGATGCACTTTCTGAAGAAGTGAAAGTTTCACTTCAAGAAGCATGGGAGAAGAAGCTGTCTGAGGCTCGTGAGGAAATCTCTGCGGAACTAAGAGAAGAGTTCGCACAACGTTACGAAAACGATAAATCTCATATTGTTGAAGCAATGGATACTATGATGGGTGAGCAACTGAAGAAAGAAATTTCAGAATTTGCTGAAGACAAAAAATCATTAGTAGCTGAAAGAGTTGCTTACAAAAACAAAATGAGAGAACACGCAGGCACGTTGACAAAGTTCATCAATGAAATTCTTGTTAAAGAAGTTAAAGAATTACATGGTGACAGAGATTCACTCAAAGGTCAATTTACAAACTTAGAAGAGTTTGTAGTCAGACAACTCTCCAAAGAGTTAGGTGAATTTAACGAAGACAAAAAAGGCGTTGTTGAAACAAAAGTTAAATTAGTATCAGAAGGTAAGAAAATTATTGAAGATACTAAAGCGGCATTTGTTAAGAGAGCGGCTGGTCTAGTTGAAAACACAATTAGCTCGACACTTAAAAATGAAATGAAAACACTTAAAGATGATATTAAAGTTGCTAAAGAAAACAACTTTGGTAGAAAAGTGTTTGAAGCATTTGCAGGTGAATACATGAGTTCTTACCTTTCAGAAGGTGGAGAAATTCGTAAGTTACAAACACAACTTACTGATCAGCAAGGTTCTAACGAGAAATTGGAAGGAAAATTAGCTGAAAAAGACGCTGAAATCGAAACAATGGAGACTAAGGTTAAAATAGCCGAAGATAAGATCAATAGAGAAAGAACTCTAAACGAACTTATCTCACCATTATCAAAATCTAAGCGTGAAGTAATGACAGAATTGCTAGAATCAGTTCAAACAGCAAATTTAAAAAAGCAGTTTGACAAGTATCTACCAGCTGTATTAAATGAATCAACGGAGTCTGCTAATGATACAGACAAAGTTATCATTACAGAACATACAGGTGACAGAGAAACAACTGAAACGATCAAATCTGAAAACGAAGATATCATTAATATAAAAAGACTAGCAGGTCTAAGGAGTTAAACATGACAGACAAAGTAATTACAGAAGCATGGAATGACACAAAATCTGCGTTACTAGAAGGTCTTGAAGGCCAAAAAAGACAAACTATGGATGCTGTATTAGAAAATACACAATCATATTTGGCTGAAGCGGCTACAGCCGGCGCCACAGGTGCTGGTAATGTTGCGGCATTAAACAAAGTTATCCTTCCAGTAATCAGACGTGTTATGCCTACAGTTATCGCTAACGAAATCGTTGGTGTACAACCTATGACGGGTCCTGTAGGACAGATCCACACATTAAGAGTAAGATATGCAGATTCATCAGCAGGTGTAACTGCAGGTTCAGAAGCACTATCACCATTTGCAATTTCAAGAGGTTACGCAGGTAACACATCTGGTGACAATGCGGCAGGAACAAGTACATTAGAAGGTCAAGCAGGTAACAGATTATCAATCCAAGTATTGAAACAAACTGTTGAAGCTAAGACAAGAAAACTATCAGCGAGATGGACTTTTGAGTCAGCTCAAGATGCCAATGCTATGCACGGTTTAGATGTAGAAGCAGAAATTATGGCCGCTTTAGCACAAGAGATCACAGCTGAGATCGATCAAGAAGTTATCAATTCATTAGATACATTAGCAGGTACAGCCGCGTCAACTTATGACATGAACGGTACGTTCACTGGTACTCCAACTTTCGTTGGTGACAGACACGCAGTATTGGCTATCATGATCAATGAACAAGCTAACTTAATCGCACAAAGAACTAGAAGAGGTGCAGGTAACTGGGCAGTAATGTCACCAGCGGCTTTAACAGTTCTTCAATCAGCGACAACTTCAGCGTTCGCAAGAACAACTGAAGGTACTTTTGAAGCGCCAACAAATACTAAATTTGTAGGTACTTTAAATGGTGCTATGAGAGTATATGTTAACTCATATGCAAACTCAACAGCTAACGTGCTTGTTGGTTACAAAGGTCCAGGTGAAGTGGATGCGGCGGCGTTTTATTGCCCATACATCCCATTAATGTCATCAGGCGTTGTAATTGATCCAGCAACTTTTGAGCCAGTAGTTTCTTTCATGACTAGATACGGTTATGTAGAGTTAAACAATACTGCTTCATCACTTGGTAATGCAGGCGACTACGTTTCTAAAATCGCAGTAGCTAACTTATCATTTGCGTAATCCTAGATTACAAAAGTTGTAAGATATAATATTTTAAGCCCTCTACTAGAAATAGTAGGGGGCTTTTTCTATAGTAATCTATAAAGATAAATAATATTATAGGAGCAGAAATTCAATATGGCGGCAAAAACTCGTAGATTATCATCAGGAACTATTTCGTTTGATACGAATGTAAGTTTCGTGGATGACGTTGTAAAAGTAACTACTACTGATTTAACTACCAAAGATCGTTTAATCACATTAAACAAAGGCGGTAGTTTAGGTAGCAATACATCAGGTATAGAAATAGAATCTGGTGGTTCAATAGTAGCTACAATAGGATATACTGATAGTGGCGGTTGGAATTTTGGTAATAGAAATATTACTACAACAGGAACAGTCACAGGTTCATTGAGTTTAACAGCCAATTCTGTTAATGACACACACATTGATTTTGGTACAAGTGCTAATCAAGTTAGTACAGCAGATATACCAGAACAGACAAATTTATATTACACATCAGCAAGAGCCAATGCAGACTTTGATACAAGATTAGCAACCAAGTCAACTACAAATTTATCAGAAGGCACAAATTTATATTTCACCAATGCCAGAGCAGATGCACGTATTACAAATGCATTGATAGATGAAGACAACATGGCATCCAATAGTGCAACCAAATTGCCATCACAGCAATCGGTCAAGGCTTATGTTGACGCACAAATTTTAACAAAAGACAACACAGATGAAATTGCAGAAGGTTCGAGTAATCTTTACTTTACAAACACAAGGGTTGAAAGTTATTTAGGTACAGTATCATTTGACAAACACCAAGATGTTAATTTTACATCATTGGCTAATGATGATATACTACAATACAACACAGGTTCATCTAAATGGGAAAACAAAAAACTTGGATATACAGTTGCTAATTGGATAGTTGACAATGACACAGCAACATCATCAGTTTCAGGTGCCACATTAGGCAGTGAAGCGGCTAGTGGATTAAGTTCAGCAATATCTGTACAAGATGCTTCAACAAAAATACGTGTGACAGCACAGGTAAGATTTACAGGTTCATCAACAGGTTCATCAGATATCAATATTAGATTATATAGAAACAAAGGTGGTTCGCCTGAAGCACTACTTTCAGAATGGACAGCAGAAGATTGCAATTCAACTGCAAAAAAATTTACAGCATCATTTGATTTTTATGACACACCAGGCACAGTAGCGGCACACACTTATTCAGTATACTATCATGCAAGTGATAACAATGCTACATTGACACCAAACCCAGCATTTAGTACAGGGTCCGGTACGCCAGCAAACTACATTCAAGCTATTGAAGTTTTAGTTAACTCATCGATTCTAGCAAACATAGTTGAAGATACAACGCCACAACTTGGTGGAGTATTAGATGCACAAACTAACAAGATACAAAATTTAGGAACACCAACAGCAGGCACAGACGCCGCAACTAAAACTTATGTTGATACTCAAGTCGCATCAGAGAACACTATTGCTGAAATGAATGATGTTGATACTACAGGTATTGCTAATAACAAAATTTTAAAATACAACAGTACATCAAGCAAATGGGAAATATCAGACGACAACTATGATGATGGTCTTAATAATGTTAATGAAGATACATCACCAGAATTAGGTGGTCATTTAAATGCAAGTAATTTTGATATTGTTAATGCTAGAGATGGTGATTTTGGCGGTAACGTAATTATAAATGGAAATTTAACAGTTTCAGGAGACACGACAACAGTTGATGTAACTCAATTAGAAGTTGAAGATCCAATGATTTATCTAAATAGATCAGGACAAGAAAATAGTGCAACATATGATTCAGGTATACTAATTGAAAGATATGATGGTGGTAATCAAAACCACGCAGGTATGATTTGGGATGAATCTGCAGATGAATTTGCTTTTTTCACATCACCAAATATCACAGCATCAACAACAACTGTAACTGGAATGGTTTATTCCAATGTTAGAGCTGGAGACGTAAAAACTAAAAATATTTTGCCAGACGCAAACACAACATACGATATTGGTTCAAGTTCAGCAAAATATAACACAGTTTACGCCAAAGCAACTTCGGCTCAATATGCTGACTTGGCTGAGCTTTACAGAACTGACAAAGAGTATGAACCAGGCACAGTTTTAATATTTGGCGGAGAAGCAGAAGTCACAGAGTCAACAGAAAAAATGGATCACAGAGTAGCAGGGGTTGTATCTTTATCACCAGCTTACTTAATGAACAGCACAGAACAAGGACTAACATCTCCAGTAGCTTTACGTGGTAAAGTACAAGTTAATGTAATTGGTCCAGTTAAAAAAGGTGACTTAATTGTAACTAGTGATACACCAGGAGTAGGACAAGCTCACCCAAGTGCTTGTAGTTCCGTTTATGTAATTGGTAAATGTATTGAAGATGATGATACAGAAAATTTAGTAAGACTAATTACTTGCGTGATTTAATAATTTTATTATAATATATAGCTTCATCAATTATTGTTAATTCTGAACCATAAAGTTTAGCTGTTTCACTTATAGCATTAGTATCTTTAGGAAAACAATGTCCACCAAAGCCACGCTCATCTGTGATCAATGAATGTCCTCCGCCAATTCTTTTATCATCAGTTATTACTTGTCTAACAGGTTCATAATCAATATTCATTTTTTTGCATAAGTCAAATATTTGATTGAAAAAACTAACTTTAGTTGCTAAAAAACTATTTCTAAAATACTTTGCTAGTATTAATTCTTTAACATCATATGTTTTAATTTCCAAATTTGGCTTTGCTTTTAAAAATATATCAGACCAGTATGCAGTTCCACCGTGTCCTATATACATAGTAGTACTGTTCAAACAATCTTCTATTGCTGTTTTGGCTCTTAGAAATTCTGGAGAAAAACTAACACGCAAAGGTGCTGGACATTTTATAATTTCTTGCCAACCTTCTAAACTTATTGTACTTTTAATTAAAATTGGCACATTGGTTGGTGTATCATCGATAACTTGAATAACGTTACTTACATCACATTCGCCATGTAAACCTTGTGGAGTTGATACACATATTATTACTGCTTCTGGATTGGTTTCTGCTATAGTGGTGTTATTAATAATTGGATCAACTATACTAATATCGTAGTTTGATTTTAAAAGCTCATGCATGGCTTTTCCAACATATCCATAACCTGCTATTGTTATTTTCACTATGCGTACTCCACTAGTGAATGTATTGGTATTCCTAAAGTTTGTAGATCAGTCAATCCATCTAGATAATCAAGTGCTACAATAAAACTAAATCCCACAATATTTGCATTAGGAAAATGTTTTGTAATTAAATTATAAGCCGCAATTGCCGTACCACCTGTTGCTAATAGATCATCAGCAATTAGTATATTTTGATTACTAATAGCATCTTCATGAATATGTATTTCTGATGATCCATACTCTAATTCAAACGATTCTTTAAATGTATCTCTTGGTAATTTGCCAGGTTTTCTTAATGGCACAAAACCTGCGTTCATATGTACTGCCATGGGAGCTCCGGTAACAAAACCACGAGATTCAACAGATGCAATAATATCAACTTTTGATGTTTCAAAAGGTTTGCATAAATCTGATATCATTGATTTAAAAACTTTTTTGTCTTGCCATAATGGTGTAAGATCTTTAAAACTAATACCTTCTTTTGGATAATCTTTTACTTCAATTATATGTTCTTTATAGTTCATTATTTTTTCCTATTCATACTTATGTGTGTGCGAAGTCAATTTATTATGATAAATTGTAAACACTGAAAACCATTTTCTAATATCTTTTACCATTTCTTGTGTATGAACAAATGTAATTGGCATTGTAAAAAATGGATAAGCTATCTTACTTTGTCTGTATCTAGTTTCTAAGTTTGATAAACTATCTAAATCAGTTTCAATATCATACATCAATTCTTTAAAAAAATCTTCATCTTTTAGTTTGTCTCTAATAAAAGTATGTTCTTGATTTTCTTCGTCAAACTCACCTGCCTGCATTTCTTGTAATAAAAAATAAAATGCCCTAATTGGATTTATGTTTTTTCTATAATTTACAAGTATATTTTTAAACTTATACTTAGGTTGATTTGTTTTTAAATTACTAATAATGGTAAAATATACATCTTCTAAATCATAACGTAATTGTAAATCAATTTCTTTTGAGTTTTTAGTGTAGTCATGATAAGCATTTACAAGAGTTTTGTACAATGCTCTAGATTCAATTTTAGTCATTCCATTACAAAAATTGTAATAGTTTTTTTTGTTTATTCCGTTAGTATCAAAATATTGAATAAGACTTTTTTCTGTTCTACCTTCTTCTTTCCAAGTTTGTAGATCTTTCATTAATCTTAATTGCTCAATTTTGTAGATTTTTCCCATAATCGTATTTACTTTTAATCATCAGCAGGTGTAAGAATTTTTTTTAATTTTTGAATATTCTTTTTATTGCTTAATGTTATTTTTGCTCCATTGTGTAAAGGCTTGGGATATCTGCCAATATCAACCCAAGCATAGCCACTACTTTCACGATTAAGATTTGGTTTAAATTCTATTGGAGTAACAATGACATAGGTGTAATATATAAATCCTTTGTCTTTTGATTTAAATGTATCAAGTGGATTTAATTTTTCCATAGGAGGAACAAAACCCATTTCTTCTTTTAATTCTCTACGTAAAGCATCTAAAGGTTGTTCACCCTTTTCAATCTTGCCACCCCAGAAACTCCATGTGTAGGGATACGAAACATCTTTACTTCTTAAATTAAGAAGCATTCTGCCTGTGTCTTGTGCGACAAAAGTTGTACCTACTGCGGTATACATTTTTAATTCACCTTGTTTTTATTCTTTATTTTACTTTATTATTGTCTAAGGTGCAAGATCTAATTTCCAAAAACCATTTTTATATTGTCCTTGGTAACTGTCAATCCACTGTGTTCCTGTCCATTTGTACTGTACACCAGTGTTGGTATTAGTAACATATTGTACAGTAGAACCATTTGCACTAGCATCAAAATCAACAGACCAATTAGTACCGTCATATTTAATTACATCGTTTGCAGAAGCTTCAAATCCATTTCCCCAAGCACTTGTATTTTTTGCAATATCATTAACTAACAAATATCTTTGTCCAGTTGCCGCGGCTGACAGCCCTGTTCCGGGAAAAGTGGTTTCAGGATCTATAATTTTATCAACTGCGGATAAAGTATTTGATGGTAATGTTGCTGTATCAATAGTGAATATTAATTTATTTTCATCTGACGGATCAAAAGCCAATGTTCCAAACACATCTCCTGTGCTTGATTCAATGTCACTTGATTGTCTTAAAATTAATTTAGATATTCCATCTTGCAATTTACCATATGTTTCTAAAAACTCTTTCCATTTTTCATTATCATTAACACCGTAAGCACCAAGCAACGCAACTTTATTTCCTGCTACAGAAATTTGAGCATTCTCAGGCGTAACTATAACGTTACCAATTTGTCCACCAAAACTTTCAAAGAAATCTATAAATCTAGGATCATAATCTAAGTCGTCAATTGAATCTGTTTGATTTACTCTAGCTACAATCTGTCTAATGATAGATTGTTTTTTAACTTTAGCAGGTGGGTTAACCCAAATAGGTAAACTAAAAGTTAGTGAAGCAACATCTAATTGTGTGTCAACACCTTGCGGCACAGCTCTTGAACTCCAGTTAACATCTACTAGTTCTACATTAGTAATATTAGTCCAATCTAATGGATTGTCATTTGCTTGTATTTCAACAGCTGGATTAAACAACACTAATATTTGTTCCATTAACTGTAATTTTTGATCTGTATTTGAACACCAAATATCTAATCCCATATTTAAGTTATATGGAACGGGCATAAATCTTTCAACGGTATACGTGTTACCAATTTCAGCCATGTAAGATTTAGAAGTTGTATCGTATTTTCTTTCAGCAACTTGTACCTTATCCACCATTCTTGGTTCTTGTAATCTATCTCTAGCCAATTGTAAATTAGTAATATAAACTGACATAAATGGAGCAGATGAAACAACGTTTTCTGAATTATGTCTCAATATATGAGCCACCATTCTACTCATATCGGCATATCTTACAGGAGTTCTTATATAGCTTTCTGAATTGCTATTATCTGTTTTGCCTGTTTTTACTTTGAAGTTATCAAACAATCTCATGAATTGTAAAATATATCTTCTTATCTGTTGGTCGTACCAGTAATCCATAATTTTTAATCCGTTTTAGGTTTAACTACCTTACTTAAATATTGTTGCTCTTTATTATCATCTGTGACTGTAGACGAGGCATTGTTATTAACAAAACTACCCAATCCTTTATTACTTGAAACATATGATCCTCTAAAGTTATCAGAAATTTTAATATATCTATTTCCTGTTTTTCTAAATAATCTGCTTGGAGAATAATCAGTACGTAATACGTATTGACCTTCTGTAATTGATCCTGGGAAGCTGTTACCAGTATGTGTTATTGTTATACCTTTACCTGGAGTTCCATCTTGGTTCCTAGGATTAACTTTGTGCATATCATCTTTATGAGTATATAAGTGGCCAACTTCCATTCCTTTAGTAGGAACATTTCGTTTAGCTTCTTCAATAATACCGTCATTAAGATCAATCTCGGATTGATATGTAGATATAATATTTTTTAAATCTTCTTTATCATCACCGCTACCAAGTATATCTCTAAATTCTTGTGTGTCTTGTAAGGCAGTTGCTTTACATCTCCAAATATGTGGCCACCAACCTGGATCGTAACCATCTGATCCTCTTGCGGCATCTTCTACAACAAAGAATTTATTAATTTTCATTTTTTCTTTTGGTTCAAATTGTGCAATTGATTGTGTAGCAGTACTATCGCCACCTGTTAATGTTTCACCTACTGTAAAAATACCATTGGTAGCAAGTCTTACAACTTTTGCATTATGATTATAACTTACAACTGTACCTGTTGTACCTGAAGTACCACCAGTAATTGTTTCACCTTTTCTAAATTTTTTACTTGGCTTATTGTTTAATGTAATTGAACTTGCTTCTAATCTTAGATCGTCAGCCATATGCGGTAATTCAAAAACATCACCTGGCATTATTTTTCTACCAAGTTGTTCAACCATAGCATTTAAATGAAATGTTATATAGAGTGTGTCTGCTGTTTGAAACAATCCAAATTGTGTCATATCAAAATCTTGATCTTGTACAGAATATACTCCACGTAAATCATAGACATCAGAATCGTATTTTCTATCTCTATTTTCACCAAATAGCATATCTTGTATACCTGTTGGATGTACTACTGAATTTTTAGGTTGATCACCGGCTATACTACCTGTTTGCGTATGAGGTCCTAGGTATTTGTGTATAAAGACGCCCGTACCGCCTATATAGAAGTGTTCTGCTATAGTACGATCAGCAAATTTGTAATCATTGCCCTTATTTGGCTTCCATAAACTGAGTCTTGGCATAATTTTGTTAATATCCTTTGTCTAAGTATTTATTGAAACTAATCCATACGAATAAATAACTATAACATGGCAAAACAGAAATCACAAAGACAGGAATTAATCACGGATATACGTAACATCTTAGGTGATGGTATGGTTGACGTAGAATTAGATCCAAAACACTACGAGCAAGGTATTGATTTAGCTGTAGATAGATATAGACAAAAATCTGGTAATTCTACAGAAGAAGCATATATCTTTTTACAATTACAAGCTGATGTAAACGAATATACACTAGCGAAAGAAGTAATTGAAGTAAAAGAAATATACAGAAGATCAGTAGCAGGATCAACAGGTGGTGTTGACATGGATCCTTTTGAATTAGCATACACTAATTTGTACTTTTTACAAGGTGGTAGAATTGGTGGACTTATGACGTGGGATGCTTTTGCTCAATACCAAGAAGTTGTTAAAAGACTTTTTGGTGGTTATCTAAATTTTAAATATGTTACAGAAAAACAAAAACTAATATTAATGAGAAGACCAAGAAATGCTGAAAACGTATTGTTACAAGTTTACATGGAAAAACCAGCCGAAACACTAATAACACAAAGATACAGCAGACCTTGGATCAGAGATTATGCATTAGCACAATGTAAAATGATGTTAGGTGAAGCAAGATCTAAATTCAATAGTTTACCAGGTGCCCAAGGTAACGTTTCAATGAATGGTGCAGATTTAAAAAATGAAGCTCAAACAGCCATAGAAAAATTAGAAAGAGAAATTGAAACATACGGTACTGGTGAAGATCCATTAACATTCGTTATTGGCTAAAAATCATTTGACAAAATATATAATTGTGCTACAGTTATATTATGATAAATTATAATTTAATATGTCAAGACTGCGAATACGAATTCAAAAGTTGGTTTGCTAGTAGTAAAGAATTTTCAAAATTACAAAAAAAGAATCTGCTAGAGTGTATCAAATGTGAATCAAAAAATGTTACCAAAGGTATAATGGCACCAAACATATCAAGCAAATTGAACAGCAAAGACTTTGTTAAAAATAAACAACATGAAATGAAAACAATGGCTCGTAGCTTCAACAAGTATATTGAAAAGAACTTTGAAAATGTAGGAGACAGGTTTCCGGAAGAAGCTAGGATGGCAATGAATGGCATACGTGACGACAAAATATATGGCGAATGCACGGACATAGAGGCCCAACAGTTGCGTGAAGAAGGTATTCCAGTAGCAAATATACCAAAACACAAAGATGACGCTTAATATTAGTCGTTGACTTATAGAACAGGAAAAGTTATAATAAAAAATGATCGTAGGTTTAGTAGGATTTATAGGTTCGGGAAAAGACACAGTTGCTGAAAGATTTATCAAGCATGGTTTTGTTAGAGATTCATTTGCGGCTCCTCTTAAAGATGCAGTAGCAAATATCTTTGGTTGGCCTAGAGAACTACTTGAAGGAGACTCTGACAAAAGCAGGAAGTATAGAGAAGAAGTCGATCAGTGGTGGAGCAGTAAATTAGCAAATAGAAGATTTTCACCTAGATATGCATTACAAATTATTGGCACTGATGTATTAAGAGAACATTTTAATCCAAACATTTGGTTATTCAGTTTAGAAAATAGATATGTATCACATGGTATGAAAAATACAGTTGTTAGTGATTGCAGATTTAAAAATGAAGTAGGTCTAATTAAAACTATGGGCGGATTAGTTATTAGAGTCAAACGAGGACCAGAGCCGCATTGGTATGAAATGGCAGTTGAAGCCGCTGGTGGAGATACGTTTGCACAACATAGTTTGTATGAAATGGGAGTACATGAAAGTGAGTGGAACTGGGTTAATTCTCGTGTAGATTACACAATAGATAATTCCGGAACATTAGAAGATTTAAATCACAACGTAGAAGAAGTAGTACAACAAATTAAAAAATCACAAAAAGATAAACAAGATAAAAATAATCAGCAAAAATTGGTTGACAGATCTAGTTAACCGTATTATTCTAACATAGTAGATTTCATCATCAGCAGGAGCAACACAATGTCTACGAATAATCAATTTATCGGCGAATATTTTACTATTGTAAAAAAGTTAAAACCTCAACACATTCAATCTTGTATTGATCGTGATAAAAAAACAACTAAAGTTCGTGAGGTAGGATTTTATAATACCATTAGTAAACAATGGATCATATATGATGTTGATAAGTTAACTAAAAGTTCAATGAAAGAACTCCGCAAGTTTTTAGAACAAGAAAATATTAAAGAAGTTAGTAATTAACTTTTAATATCAATGCCCATGGATCTGGCTTGACCCGCTACAATTTTAACAGCGGCTTCCAGGTCCAACGCATTTAAATCTTCCATTTTCTCTTTAGCTATTTCTTCTACTTGAGCTTTACTAATTGATGCAATTCTAGATCTACCAGGAGTTTTACCACCTTTTTTAAGTTTTAATTTTTCCTTAATTAAAAATGATGTGGGTGGTTTTTTTAATACAAATGTAAAACTTTTATCTTTATAAACAGTTATTACCACAGGTATAAGTTTACCCATACTGTTTTTAGTTTTGTCATTAAATGATTTACAGAAGTCCATGATGTTGACTCCTTTTTGACCAAGTGCTGGTCCTACTGGTGGAGCAGGGTTGGCCTTACCTGCTTGTATTTGTAATTTTATTAAGCCAATAACTTCTTTTTTTGCCATAAATTCCTTTGTTTAATATTGTAATTATATACAATTTTAATATTTTTTCAAACCTATTTTTTTACTAACAGGCGGAGCATCAGGCTGTAAATCACCCTGTGCCCAACCAACTTCTTCAATGCTTTTAATACGACTACAATTAGCACATATAGTTTTTAAGTTGTTCCAACTAGCATTTTTTAAGTTGCCGTCTATATGATAGACATCCATTTGTGAAGGATGTTTAGATTTAAAACCACATTTTTCGCATATATGTTTTTTTCTAAATCCACTTTTTTCCCATGAATATTTAAAACCTGTACGCATACCTAGATCTTCTTTTATACAGCTATCGCATTTACTACGATAATAGATCTTGCCTTTACGTCTGTAATTAAAAGCCGAAGGCCGTGTTTTACAACGTGTACACAATGGTCTAACGTGTTTAGTTTTATTATCGTCTAATTTAGTCATCACTTGTATTTAATACCTTTAAAGGTGGATTACAATCGCACTTTATTTCCAATATCTAATAAATATTAACATTAATATAGTAAAACTTAAAAGTAGTATATAGGTTTTAAAATACTCATATACAACATAGCAGGGAGAAATACAAAATGCCAACATTAGTATCACCAGGTGTATCAGTTTCAGTTTCTGATGAATCTATGTACTCACCAGCCGGACAAGGCACAGTACCACTGGTTGTAGTAGCCACAGGTCAAGATAAAATTGACCCAAGCACTAGCAACACAGCAATTGGTACAACAAGTGCTACGGCAGGTACTCCGTACTTGATCACATCACAACGTGAATTGATTACAACCTTTGGCGAACCTAAGTTTCACTCACTTCAAGGTACACAGTTACATGGAGATGAAAGAAACGAATATGGTTTGCTATCAACATACTCATTTTTAGGTATCTCTAATAGAGCTTATGTAGTTAGAGCAGATGTAAACTTAACAGAATTAGAAGGTTCATCTTCAGCTCCTAAACTTACACCAGCTAACGGAACATATTGGTTAGATACAACAAATACAGATTGGGGAGTATTTACAGCAAATACTACTTCAAGTACTTGGGACAAATTGAATCCTACAGTATTAACAGACACACCAGGAGCAAGTGGCGGTCTAGTCGCTTCAAATGGTGACCCCGTAACTACTTACGGTGGGGCAAAAGATTACGCCTTGGTTGCTTCAACATCACCAGCAAGATTATACCAAAAAGTTGGTACTTCATGGGAAGTTGTTGGATCAGCATCATGGCAAGCGGCTGTTGGAGCGGCAGGTTCAGATGGTAACGGTAAAACGTATATCCAATCAGGAAACGGTACAGCACCAGCATTAGCAGTTAACAATGGTTACAGTGACGTTTGGTTAAAATCAACACCAGGTGGTCAAGGTGCTAACATTGTTGTTAAAAATTATTCAACTTCAACAAGTGCATGGTCATCAGTATCAGCTAACGTATATTCAAGAGATGATGCGGCAACTAGCCAAGAAACAGGTCTAGTTGGTAACTCATCAGTTTACGTAAGATTTGATGATTTTGATGCAGGTCACATTTCAGATGAAATGAAAGCAAACTTTTTCCATACGTCAAGCCAAGTAACATCAGCTGATTATGGTAAAAAATCTTTAATGCAATACTCAGGTGCGGCTTCATCAGTACAAGAAATTGAATACAAATTAAGAATTAGATCATCAGGCGAAAACACAGTTGCAACTGGTACAACATCATTACATGGTAATGGTATTGACTTAACTGGTTCACAAACTCATGTTATATTTGAACTTAATGGTCAAACAATTGAAGTAACAGCGGCAGGCGGTGCAGGTTCAAATGTAACACTTGCTGAAATCATAACTGAGATTAATAAATCAGCCAACCAAACAGCAACAGGCGGTGTGGTAGCAGATTCATCTTATGTTAGTGCAACTAAAGAATATCTAAGATTAACAAGAACTGGCGGTAAAGCTGTCTACATACATGATGGTACGACTGCTGGTAACAAAGTAGGAATAACAACAGCACAGTTAGGTTTCGTGGATAACACGGCAACTGGAATATCTTCAAAAGCATTTTTCTATAAATCATTATGGCAAGACTTGACTTATGAAGGTTCAGCTTCAGCACCAACTAAAGATCCTGTTAACGGCACTTTGTGGTACAAGTCTAGCATGGACGCAGACATTTTTATCGCTGAAAACGACGGTGGTACAATGAAATGGTTTGCTTATGCTAACAGTAAAGACAATGGAACATCAGGTTCAATTGCATCAGGTGGTTTAAGAGACTTACAAATAGTTTCAGCACAACCAACTGTACAATCAGATGGAACAGCATTACAAAATGGTGACATTTGGATTGATTCAGATGAACTAGATGCTTATCCTAAGATATACAAATACAACTCAAGTACTTCTAAATGGGTATTGTTAGACAATACTGATCAAAGTACAGCAGACGGTGTAGTATTTGCAGACGCGGCTGGTAACCCAGGCGGTACAGGCGAAGATGCACAAAGTTGGGGAACGGCATACGCATCATTTGATTCAGATGCTCCAAACCCATCAGTATATCCAGCAGGTATTTTATTGTTCAATACTAGACTTTCAGGTTACAATGTTAAAAAATATGTAACAAACTATACTTTCGATGGTACAAACAACGGCGACACTTGGGTAACTGAGTCAGGTTTAAAAACTGATGGCTCACCTTACATGGGTAGACACGCACAAAGAAAAGTTGTTGTAACAGCGATGCAGGCATCTCTTCAAAGCAATGATGATATTAGAGCAGAGTCAAGATACTTTAACTTGATTTGTGCACCTGGTTATCCAGAATTGTTAGATGAAATGATTACATTAAGTACAGATAGAAAACTTACAGCATTTGTATTAGGTGATACACCATTAAGATTAAAACCAGATGGTACATCAATACAAGCATGGGCAACTAACACAGCTAAATCTCCAACTAATGATGAAAATGGTTTAACATCAGCTTCACCATATGCGGGAATTTACTATCCATCAGGATTCACATCAGACTTATCAGGTTCAAATGTAACAGTTCCAGCAACGCATATCGCGTTAAGAACTTTAGCATTTAATGATACAGTTTCGTTTCCATGGTTTGCTCCAGCTGGTTTCTCTAGAGGACTTGTAGACAACTCAACATCAGTTGGTTACATTTCAAACGAAGGAGAATTTAAAGCAGTAACATTGTCAGAAGGTCAAAGAGACACATTATATTCTAACAGAGTTAATCCAATTGCGTTTATTCCAAACAGAGGCTTAACAGTATACGGACAAAAAACATTGGCCGCAACAGCTTCAGCAATGGATAGAATTAATGTAGCAAGATTGGTTGTTTACCTAAGATATCAATTAGATACTTTAGCAAAATCATTCTTGTTTGAACCAAATGATAGAATTACAAGAGATCAAGTAACTGATACATTTAACAGATTTATGGAAGATCTAGTTTCTAAAAGAGGTTTGTTTGATTTCTTAGTAGTTTGTGACGAAAGTAACAACACTGGTACAAGAATTGATAGAAATGAATTATGGATTGATATTGCTATACAACCTGTAAAAGCAATTGAATTTATCTATATTCCATTGAGAATCAAAAATACTGGTGAGTCACTTACTAGTTAATTAATTTAATTTGAGGGATTGTGTAAAAGCAATCCCTTTAAATTTACCTTTAGTTTTTAATTTTTTGAAAAAATTAAAGGTTAAAGTGTAAATAAACAGTATATTAGGAGTAGAAAAAGATGGCAACATTATCAAAATTTGGAGTACCAATAGACGGTTCAACAGGCCGTGGTGGTATATTACAGCCAAAACTAAAATATCGTTTTAGAGTTAGATTCACTAATTTCGGTAATTTAGGTGCATCTCCATTACAATTAACTCAGCAAGTTATGTCAGCAACAAGACCAAAGATTAACCATGAAGAAGTGCCAATTCATTCATACAACTCAGTTGCATATATGCAAGGTAAACACACATGGGAATCAGTAAACTTAACTTTACGTGATGACATTAACAACAACATTTCTAAATTAGTTGGACAGCAAGTTCAGAAGCAATTAAACCACTTTGAACAAACGTCAGCTGTTTCAGGATCAGTGTACAAATTTAATACTAAAATTGAAATATTAGATGGTACTAATGATACTGAATTAGAACAATGGGATTTAGAAGGTTGTTTCTTGCAAAACGTTGATTATTCAGATGGTGATTATGCAGTATCAGAACCAGTTCAAGTTATCTTGACATTGAAATATGATAACGCAATTCACTCAGCACCAGGCGACACTATATTCCCATTATTTGGTATTGGTGGTTCAGGTACTATAGCATAGTACTACCATTAACTAAAAGATTGGGAAATACTAATGGCTGATGAAAAAATCGTATTAAAACCCGCAAACCGAGCCGCTATTGTTTATCAAAGCGGTTCGGCTTCGCACGAAGCACCAAGACAAGCACACCAGTTTGTTGTGGCATTCGGGTTACAGGAGTTTGGCGGAATACCTCCTCATTTAAAACAAACTTTCACAGAACTTAAAGAATTTAAAGACAGATTACATTTTCTAGTTAATGTAGTTGATCAACCAAAAATGTCTGTTGATCAATCAGTATTAAATCAATACAACAGAAAAAGAATTGTTAATAGAACAGTTTCATTTGATCCAATATCAATGAGAATGTATGATACACATGATGGTTTAGGAATCAAGTTAGCAAGATTTTTATACGAGTTTGAATTTCAAGGTGCAAGATTATATAAAAAGAATATGGGTGCAGAAGATGAAATGTCAGAAAAACACAATTATCAAGACGATCTTTTTCAAACAGATGAGCAGTTTAAACAACACCATCATTTTGGTTTAGCACCACACTTAGGAAGAGATAGTAGAATTTTAAAATACATAGACATATATCAAGTTGCAGGTGGTCAGTTTAGTAAAGTAAGATGTGTCTATCCACGTTTGTCTAGATTAGATTTAGATACGTTGGATTATAGTTCATCTGCTATTGTTAATATTTCATTAGCATTCCAATATGAAAACTTTATGTTTGAAGAAACAAATGTTGACATTGGAGAAGCTGAAGCAGATTTAACAGGCATGATGTCATCAACATCTGACTTCAAAGAAGTTACAGGTGGACCAGACGCCGCACCGCCAACAAAAATTTCAAAAGACAAGATAGGTTATGGAGAAGGTAAAGTTGATCCGGGTTTAGCAAAAGCAGTTAACAGTTCAGCTCAATCTTCATTGTCACAAGCAAAAGGTCAAGGCTTTAACACTAATGATATTTTAAATGCAACATCAAATGCAAAAGCATCGGTAATTAGTGGTGTTAAAGATGCAGGAAAAAGTGTTGCAGGATTTTTAGGATTTGGTAAAAACTAATGAGTAGAAACAGTACAAGAACAATTGAAGCAGTTGGTGGAATCAAACAAGTTATTAGACAGTTTGGTTCTATAACAGAAAATATTGTAGGAGGCCAACCAGGCAACAAAGGTGAAGATCTTTCTTCATCAATACTTTCTAATTTAAATTTAGAAAGAGAATTTATCGATGGCAGAAAATATGAATTAGTATATGGTATCTTTAGAAAATATGTTGAAAGCGATTCATTGGCTCAAGCATATAGTTTATTAACAATGGATGCTATGAAAAAGTTTAATACTAATATCGAAGACTTGTTTACAGAAGTAACTAACGGAATTGAGTTTAGTGATTTGGGTATTGCGTTATTGAATAATTATAGACCGTCCACAAGCCAAGTAGCCATTAGAAAAGCACAAACACCCAATTCATTTATTGGTAGACATATTATTGCTTAAATACTAGCATGGCTAGAAGATTTCATAAAGGTTTATATAATTTAAAAAACCCACAAAAGTATGTAGGTAAACACGCACCTAGGTTTAGATCTGGATGGGAAGCAACATTTATGAGAATGTGTGATAATCACCCAAGTGTTTTAAGTTGGGCAAGTGAACCGGTAAGAATACCATATAGACATCCGTTTACAGGAAAGTGGACGATGTATGTTCCAGACTTTATTATGATATATGTAAATAAACGTGGTAAAAAAATTGCTGAGATGGTGGAAATAAAACCAAAAAGTCAGACAACAATGGAAAGTATTAAGTCGCAAAAAGAAAAAGCTGATGTTATAATTAATCAAGCAAAGTGGAAAGCGGCGGCTGAATGGACAAAAAGAAAAGGAATTAGATTTAGGGTCTTGAATGAAGACTCAATCTATGCTATAAAGTAATATGAATAAAAAATTAGAAGATACATTTGATTTACCAAACATAGAAGATATGATAGCGGAACAAGAATCTGCAGAGGAAAATCAACAAGAAGCATCTGAAAATAAAACTACAGAAGTAGTTGAAGAAACAGTAGAACAACCAGAACAACCAGATGAAGCAGTAATAAAAAAAGCATTATCAACAGCTCAAAAAATTGACAATGCTTTACCGCAAGTTAAAAACTTGGAAGCACATGATGGTGATATGGATGATTTTTCAGATGAAGCAATGAAGTCATATCGTGAACTAATGGATTTAGGTATGAATTCTGAGGCTAGACACGCCGGTAAAATGTTTGAAGTAGCTTCTACAATGCTGAAAAATGCCGTAGAAGCCAAGAACGCAAAAGCTGACAAAAAGCTAAGAATGATTGAGCTACAGTTGAAAAAACAACGTGTAGATCAGTGGGATAACAAGGGTACAAGCACTGATGAAGTCATAGAAGGCGAAGGATATGTGGTAGGAGACCGCAATAAACTACTAGATCAGCTGATTCAAAAGGTAAATGAAACCGATGATAAATCCGATAAGGAGGATAAATAAAAATATGAAGAGTTTTAAATCATATCTATCTGAAGCAGTAAAAGAGATTCCGTTAAGAATTAAAATAGCGGCAGAAGTTACTGATGACATGATGAACGTTATTGAAACAGAATTATCTAGATTTGATGTAGTATCTGTTTCTAAACCAACTAAAACTATTATGCAAGAGCATCCATTGGACTTTGGTACAAAGATTAGAAACACTGAAGTTTATATAATTGATGCAGTAGTACACTTACCAGTATCGCATGAAACAATTAGAAGAAACCTTTCCGACAAGTTAGGTTTAGTTTATGACTACGTTGTAGTCAAAGGTCCTAATGATCCTATTGAGGCAGAGAACGAAGCAGAAGTGGCAAGACAACAAGCCAATGCAGAAGACTATCAACCTAAAATGGGTAAAGAGTACAGCGAAGATGAGCAGTACAAAGACGCAGATAAAATTGCTGGTGAAGAACACAAAAAGAATTTCCTACAAACATTGATCGATAACAAAGCAAAAGATCCAGACAGAGCAAACGTTGAAGTTGAAGGACCATTGAGTGTCGCAACTAAAACAGATGCAAAAGATTCAAGTGAACCAAGAGAGTCAGAGAAAGGTGCCAAATCACCTTTGTCAAATGACAATAGAGGTAAAAAATAATGATGGAAGCTCAAGCAAAATCATACACAATCACAGTTGAAGATCTAGGAAGTTTTGATCTAGACGAAGATAGATCAATTGCACCATCAATTGAATTTGCTTTAAAGCAAAGTGGTGTTGCAGATGCAGTAGTTGATCAAAACGAATTTAATTCATCTATGGTAGAAGTTGTAACAACAGCTACACAAGACGAGCTTGAAAGAGCTTTACAAAGAGACGATTTACAAGCAGAGGTATCTATGAACGAAGACAATGAAGAGATGGTACATTCACCAGCCGGTCAGTTCAAGCAAGATGATTTCACTTCAGGCGTTAAAGCACAAAAGAAATTCAAATACGTTCCAGCTAAACATGGAGACAATCCATTAACCAACGAAGACGAAGCTGTGACAGAAGATCGCTTTGAGGCTTTGATGAGTGAATATAAATCATTTGTTGCTGAAAGCGACTCAAAAAAAAAGACTCAATAATCAGTGAAGCTGGACAAATAGCACAAATCCTACAAAGGGATTACGGCAATCATGTGGCACGTACACAGGCAAAGATCCAAGATGATTTTAAAGCGGCAGGTGTAGAAGAACCATTCAACATAATGTCAGAACCGTTGTTTACCAAGTCAGCAGAATCAATTTTTCGTATGGGTAGACGTGGAGGCGGACAACCAGGCCTAAAAGCAATTGGTGGAATTGAAGACCTAACACGTAATCTAAAAGATATACAGTTGGGTGTGTCCATAGCAGGTTTCCAACCACAGGCACTAAAACAGCTGGATCCAAACGTGATCAAAAACAGAATAAAATCCATTCCATCAGGAGAGCCATTTAGTAACATGGAAGGATACATTGAAACTAAAGAAGATGCTTACAAAATAGTACGTATTAGAAATTTGTATTTGAACATATTGTCGCAAATGGAACTATCTAGTAGATTAGATCCAGGCAAAGCAAAAGACATACCAGGCAAAGTAGGCGGTGCATTTGATAGAGCGGCACAGGCAGTTGGCACAAACACTGGTAACTATCAATCTATAGTAGATCAATAAACAAGCATTAAGACACAGTTAAGGAAACCACCCGCGAGGCGGAGCGGCCAAGACACCCATGATTTCGACCGCGAACATACAAAACACATACACAAAAGCTAATACAACACATACACATAAATCGCATACAACATATATAACACATACACATAAATCGCATACAACACATACAAAAAGTCGCATACAAAAATATAACATAATTTAAAACCTACACACACAATTTAAATAAGTGTATGTTTAACAAGATAGATATTAACAACATTGAAATAGTTGAAATTGAAGCAACAACATATTGTAATGCAGGATGTCCTTATTGTGCTAGACACGATCATGGCACTAGTAAAACAATAGAGTCGTTGCCTTTGAGACATATTCCGTTTGAAGTGTTTAATCAATTACGAGAAGATTTAGATTTTACATCCCGCAATAAATCAAAAGATGTAGAGCTTTGGTTTGTTGGAAATTTAGGAGATGTAATAATGCATCCACAGTTGCCACAGATATGGGAGTACTGTGTTAAGAATTTTGGAAAAATAGAAGTAGAAACTAATGGCGGTATTAGACCTATTAAGTTTTGGCAAGAAGCAGGTAGAATCAGCAAAGAAGAAAGCCAAAAAGCCAGTGACCCAGCTACAATGACTTTTGCTATTGATGGATTAAAAGACACTAATCACTTGTATAGAAAAGGAGTAGATTGGGATAGACTAATAGCCAATGTTGAAGCCTACATCAATGCTGGTGGCGATGCTACTTGGAAGTATTTGGTCTTTGAGCATAACAAACATCAAGTAGATGAAGCAGAAAGACTTGCTAAGAAATTAGGATTTACAAAGTTTCTTCCTCAGTATTCGACCAGATACAGTGACGACATTTATGATGATGAACAGATTGAATTAAGAGAAAAAGAAGGAAATTTTTTATCATCTGATGTTGATAAAGTAATTGAAGAAGAAGCACGTAGATTGAATATTGATTTAAAAAATCCAACTAATGATATTGAATGCAAATCTTTTGTAAAAAATAAAATATACATAAACTCACATGGTAGAGTTTGGCCATGCTGTTGGCATTCGTTAGAATATGACACAACTAAACTTATGTTACAAAAAACTGAACCATGGATGATACCTTTTATTGAAAAAAGATTTAATGACTATACCAAATATTCATTAAAAGAAATTGCCAGTTCACGACTTTGGAAACAAATGACTGATGCATGGGAAACTGAAAAAAGAAATAATGATGGAAGTTTAAAAATGCAGTTGTGTTACGATAAATGTTCAAATAGTAAATGGAAGTTAACTTGTAATATATCTAAACGTGATTAGTCCGTAAATATTTTTATGTTACGAGATGAGTACACAAAAATCTTTTATGACATTGTTCGCGAGACAAAAGATATTCATTCCCTAGAACTGCCTATTCATCTCGAAGCATACATCGTGATGTTATTATCATCATTTGTGGACAAGCCAGACTTCTTACCCAAGTTATCCTTTGCAGAAAATTTATTAAAGTTAAACAAATATAGTTCATTACCTGCAAAGGATTTGGGTGATGTTTGTTTGTTTGTAACCGGTGTATTCCCCACGTACAACGCCTCTAGTGGTTTAGATGTGTCTTACTATACATTTGTTGGAAAGAGTAGCTACAGCCACGTTAAATTTGGTTTAAACGGGGAATTATTTGCTGAATTATCAGATAAGTTTGAATATTTGTGTAGATTCATTAATATGTCTATTGGAATAGACAATAGAAACCAGTATTTTAATCTACGTCATTAACTGCGTATATAAATATACGTATGGTACATAAAAGTCTAGACGGAAATTTAACTAAAAAAGCATACGCAAAAACCAAGTATACAGAAGCTCAGTTACTTGATCTAAAACAATGTGCTGACAAGAAAACTGGTTATTTGCAATTCATGAAAAATCATATGTGGATTCAACATCCTACTAAAGGACGTATGAAATTTGAGCCATTTGAGTACCAAGAGAGATTGTTAGAAACATATAATAATAATAGATTTGCAATCGCCATGTGTGCAAGGCAAACTGGTAAAACAACCTGTGCGGCAGGATACTTGTTATGGTATGCTATGTTTCATCCAGATGTTTTAATATTGATTGCGGCACACAAATATCAAGGTGCCCAGGATATCATGCAACGTGTAAGATTTGCTTATGAAGAATCACCTGACTATATCAGATGTGGAGTAACAAGTTATAATAAAGGATCAATGGATTTTGATAATGGTTCTAGGATTATAGCACAAACCACAACTGAAACAACAGGTAGGGGTATGTCTATATCTTTAGTTTACATGGATGAGTTTGCATTCGTTGAACCACAACAGAAGGCCAGTGAGTTTTGGACTTCACTATCTCCAACATTGTCAACAGGTGGTAAGTGTATTATTACATCAACACCAAACAATGATGACGATGTGTTTGCAGGACTATGGAGAAGTGCAAATAAAAAAGTTGACGAATTTGGTCAACCTACTAGAGATGGTACAGGTATCAATGGCTTTAGAGCAATAAATGTACATTGGTCAGAACATCCAGATAGAGATGAACAATGGGCCAAAGATGAACGTGCAAGAATAGGTGAAGAAAGATTTAGACGTGAGCATGATTGTGAATTTATCGCATTTGATGAAACACTAATCGATGGATTAAAATTAATCACATTAGCAGGAAAAGATCCTTTATACAAAACAGGTCAAGTACGTTGGTATGAAAGGCCTAGAAAAGGAAACACTTATGTTGTAGCCTTAGATCCTAGTTTAGGTACAGGAGGAGATTATTCAGCAATACAAGTTTTTAGTTTACCGGAGTTTACACAGGTAGCTGAATGGCAACATAACAAAACAACAGTACAAGGACAAGTTAGAACACTACTAGGTATTTTAAAAGATTTAGATACTCAATTAAAAGAACAAGGAACACCGCAACCGGAAATTTATTGGACTATAGAAAATAATACTTTAGGTGAAGCGGCCATTGTTGCTATTGAAGAAATGGGTGAAGATAGATTTCCAGGTTTCTTTACACATGAACCTAGACGTGCTGGACAACAAAGACGTGATGTACATAAACGTAAAGGATTTAATACAACACACAAAGCAAAACTATCTGCTTGTTCAAGATTAAAAAATTGGGTTGAAACAGGTAAGTTACAAATACATAGTAGAAACTTAATTAGAGAGCTTAAAGTATTTGTTGCAAAAGGAAATTCATTCTCAGCTAAATTAGGAGAAAATGATGATTTGGTATCTGCTAGTTTACTGTGTTGTAGATTAGTCGGAAATTTAGCAAAATATGATCCTATATTTGAACAAAGTTTAGGACAACGTGATGATGAAGATGGTGAAGGTAATATTGTGCCTATGCCAATGATTATATAGATAGATAAATAACAATATGGCAGTAGATTATAACATAGTAGCTGAAAAAATATTTCGTATTCTAAAAGGACGTGGTTATTCTGTACAATTATTTGATGCAGAAGATGGCAATGAAATTGTTGATCCAAAAAAAGCAAGATTCTTTTATATACAGGAGCCTAATTTAATGGTAAATCTAAGTATAGAAAATAGTGAAGTAAAGCTACATAAAGGACCAGAATCTATAGATGAAGTAGCATCTACAGTGGCTTCTTTAAAGAAATTAGCCAGAGATAACTTATTAGACTTTGATTTACGTGAATTTGGAAGGGAAATTAAGCCTAAAAATTATAGTTTTAGGTTAAATAACAATATGGAACAGATTAAAACAGAAGGCTATTCAGCCATTGCAGGCACGGTAAAAACTAGTACTCAAAAACTAGAAAATGCCAAGCTATTAATTAAACACAGATCTCCAGTGAATGAAGAAATTCCTGGTGCAAGATCAAGAAACATTTCAGCATTATACATTGAAAACGGTCAAGGTGAAAGATTTAAATATCCTTTCATTCACTTGAATGGTGCAAGAGCGATGACACGTCACGTACAAAATGGTGGTAACCTTTACGATGAAGTTGGTCAAAGTATTGTAAACATGAGTGAACAAATGAGTAAGATCAGAGAAGTATTAAATGTAATGAGACGTTCTCCTGCAATACAAGAACAAGGTGGTTCTGTTTATAATTCTATGTTAACAAGACAAGACAGATTAAGAGAAACGATCAAAAAATTAACTACTATTGAAGGTTACAACAACTATGTAGAAAATTTTGCTAGACACGAAAGCAAAGAATATGATCAAGACACTCTAAACAAACTAAAAGAAAAATTTACAGTTAGTTCAATGGACAACAGAGTTGCTGAACTACTTCCAATGATACAAGAAATACATGATGAAGAAATCAATGACAATGCGTCATTAAGAAATCGTATCGCAAAAGAATTAGAAAAAGGTGCAATAGAAATGCATCCTAGATCAGCAGGACAATCAGAGTATGCACCATCAAACATAATGAAGTTTAATGATAGCAAAGCTGAGTTGGCTTACAAGATTTCAGATTTAGCCGCAAGAGCTAAAAACGATGAAGTTTCTGTATTCTTAGCTAGAATGTCAGACAAACTAACAGGCATTGACAAAGACCCAATGGTGCAAGATGATGTTGCAACTATTAGATCAATTCTTGCAAAAGTAAAAGATCCAGCAGAACAAAAAGATGTAGCTAGTAATGAATCAAAAGATTTACCAGAGCTATCAAAATTAGATGAAAGCTTCGATAGAATTTTAGGTATGTATTCAGATACAATGAATTTTGAAGATGCTGAAACTTTAGCTAAAGCAAAAGACAAGTTTACTTACATTGGTAAAAATGTAAATCCAAAAGTAAGTTACAACAGTTGGTTAAAAGATATTAAATCAAAAGAAATTGATGATCCACAATTAAAAGATAGAATTCAAAACAAAGGTGCGTATGGTGTATCAGGTGATAACCATGCTAAATGGTCACAAGAATATAGAGCCTACAAAGCAGAAGCTGAAGGTGAAACAGAAGCACCAGTTGAAACAAGTGATATACCACAAGGTGACTTTTCAGAAAATGATGCGGCAGATTTAGAGCATGATTTTGAAGAGTACAGAGATGCAGTACATGATTCAATCAAAACAGATGCTCATTACCAGGGTAAATCAAAAGAAGAAATTATTGATATGTTAAGAAAAGAAGCAGACTCAATTGGATATGCAGATGTATCAGACGGTGACAGACACCCATCAGAACCAGACTGGTTAAACAGAATTGCTGATGAAATGTCAAAAGAAGAAGCTTCACCGGAAACTGTTAATGCAGAAAATATGCAAGGTACAGATAAATTACCACATCATTCAGATGAATTAGCTAGAATGGTAGCATTATCAGGAATTAGATAAACCAAATCTTAGGAGAGTTTATGAAATTACCAAAGTTTAAAATGCCAAAAATGCCAAATGTTGGTAAGATGGCCAATGAAGCAAAAGGTAAAGTAACAGGCGCAGTATCAGGAGCAACTGATAAAGTAAAAGGCGCAGTATCAGGAACATCAAAAAAAGTTACTGGTGCAATTAAGAACTTAAATCCATTTAAAAAATAGATTGACTTCGGAGCAACAAAAAGGTATACTAAAGAATAATTAGTACCGAAATGCATGGTGGGAAATCAAGGTGTAATTCCTTGGCTCTTCCAGGAACCGTAAAGTCGGAGCGCCACCCGGTACAGTCCGCTGTCGAATGAAGGCCTGGAAAAGTCTAGTTCTACAATGTAAAGTTAACAGTGGCAATACGGAAACGTAAATAAAACTGTTATGAGTACAACAAAAAAAACATTATTAATGATATTATACTACTCAGGCATTCTTGCTTTAAGTAGATTGATACCACATCCACCTAACTTCACACCAATCATAGCCATGGCTGTTTTCATGCCATACATGATCCGTGATGTTTATACAGCGATGTTGATTCCACTAGTGGCGATGTTTATATCTGATTTATATTTGGGTATGCATTCATCGATGTTTTGGGTTTATGGAAGTATAATGTTATGTACACTATTAAGTACATCAACATTAAAACAAAAATCCTTAACACATTTGGCATCAGTATCAGTAGGATCAGCAGTAATGTTTTATGTGATAACAAATTTTGCTGTATGGTTGACGTCAACAATGTATCCAAAAACATTAGAAGGATTAGTTATGTGTTACACGATGGCTATTCCATTTTTTCAAAATACATTCGTGAGTACTATTTTATATGTTTCTGTATTATTTGCAATATATGAAACAGCTAAAAGGAGTTATTCATGGCTAAAAAGACAATACTTGTAATACTACTATTCTTTACATGGGGATTTATTTTTAATTCCGTAAATGCAGAAGAAACAAATAATTGGAATTCAGAATCTTTATATGAAAAAGATGACACACCAGTTGTCACTATAACAGTTTACGTATTAAGAGATCCTACATCAAAAACAACAGAATCAATGAGTGTAGATTACGTTGACAGTTATACAATACAAAACACAAACACACAAGACACAGTACAAGCAATTAAAAGAATTACCGGACTGACAGTTATACAATCAGGATCAACAGGACAACAAACGTCAGTATTCATGAGAGGAACTAATTCTAATCATACTATGGTTGCAATAAATGGTGTCGCAATAAAAGATCACTCTACAACAGGTGGATTGCACGACATAGGTTCTGATTTTATCAAACACGTTACAGCAATACAAGTTGTAAAAGGTTCACAAGGAACACTATTTGGTGCAAACGCAGTTGGTGGTGTAATTAACTTTATCACTACAGGCAAACACGAAAACTCAATTTCAACAACTGTAGGATCTAACGATACAAAAAGTCTAACTTTAAAAGTACACAAATATATCAACAATCATTCTATTAGTTTTACAGCAGATGGAACAACATCTGATGGTATATCAGTTGCACCAACTGGAACTGAAAAAGACGGATTTGATGCAAACAATTTTACATTAGATACTGAAAGTAAATATGATGGTTTTGATTTAAGAACCACAATAATGAAACGAACTAGTGATGCTGACTTAGACAGCGGCACATCAGATGACTTAGATTACACATCCAAAAGTGATATGAATCTTTATCAAGTTGGTAGCAAAATTGATAACTCATTAGGTTTTAGTAATTTTACATTCTCTAGAACAGAATACGATAGAGAATATGTTAATGGTACTGAAATTGATACATATGATTCCAATTCAAATACTTTTATTTTTACTAACACAATACAAAATGAAGAAATTGATTTTACCCCAGGAATTGAATATGAACAGTTTGACGGTACGTTTAATAACACAGGTTCATACACATCATCTGTAGACAAAGAAGGAAACAATGCATCTGTTTTTTTAAACAGTAATGTCAATGTTGGAGAAGACTTTTTATACTCAATAGGTATAAGACATGACAATCCAAGTTTGTTTGGCGACTACACAACTTATAGATTGGGTGGAGTATATACCGTAACAAATAACTTTAAATTAAAAAGTAATTACACAACAGCAGTAAAAACACCTACGTTATACGAACTGTACGGGGCAGACAGCTATGGTTACAGTGGTAATGCTAACTTACAACCAGAAGAAGCACAAACAATTGATATAGGGTTTGAATATAAGTTTAACAATCATTCGTTGGACTTTGTATATTTTGATACAGACTTAGATAATATGATCACATATGGTAATAGTACATATTCTAATGCATCAGGCAAATCCAATAGACATGGTGCTGAAATAAAAACAACATCAACGATAAATGAAAATGTATTTCTTAGAAATGGATTGACTTGGACGATTGCACAAGACAGCAATAACAAACAAGTTACAAGAAGACCTAGGTGGCAATCATTTTCAGCAGTTGATTGGATACTAGGTAAATCAAACAATTCACTTGAATATGTGTATATGGGAGAACATCTAGACATTGATTCATCAACTTATGCTACAATTACTAAACCAGCAGTAGGCGTAGCCAATTTTCATACCAAATATGAAGTAGCAAAAGATACCAATATTGTGTTGTCTTTAAACAATATAACAGACAAAACGTATGAAAGACCAGACGGATATAACCAAGATGGACGTAATTTTATGTTAACCTTTAAAAAGAACTTTTAATTTTTTAGGTTGACATTTCCGTCATAAATAGATATACTAGTGTTTAATGTTAGTAATGATATTGAACACTATTATATACAAACATAGGCAAACATAGGCTAACAAAGGCTAACAAAGGCTAATATAGGCAAAGGAGAAATAATATGGCGACTTTAGCAGAAATAAGAGCGAAGCTATCAGAACAAGAAACAAAACAAAAAGGTGGTAGCACAGTAGGGGATAATGCAATTTATCCATTCTGGAATATTCCAGAAGGCACAACATCAACACTAAGATTTTTACCAGACGGCAATAAAGATAATACATTCTTTTGGCAAGAAAGAGCTATGATCAAATTACCATTTCCTGGTATTAAAGGTTCACAAGATACAAAACCTACTCTAGTACAAATTCCTTGTATGGAGATGTTTAATGAACCATGCCCAATTTTATCTGAAGTAAGGACTTGGTTTAAAGATCCTGCACTAGAAGATATGGGAAGAAAATATTGGAAAAAAAGAAGTTACATTTTCCAAGGTTATGTAGTTAATTCTACATTAGACGAACAAGAGACACCGGAAAATCCAATTAGACGTTTTGTGATTAATCCGTCAATCTTTAACATTATCAGATCAGCATTAATGAATCCTGATATGGAAGATCTACCAACTGATTTAGAATCAGGTAGAGATTTTAAATTGACTAAAACACAAAAAGGTGGCTATGCAGATTATTCAACATCTACTTGGTCGTTCAAAGCAAGATCATTAAGTGAATCAGAAAGAGGTGCTATAGACCAGTATGGTTTGTTTAATCTTTCAGACTTTATGCCAAAGAAACCTTCAGCAGAAGAACTTGGTGTAATGCAAGAAATGTTTAAAGCATCTGTAGATGGTGAACTGTATGATCCAGATAGATTTGGTCAATACTATAAGCCAGCAGGTTTTAATTCTAGAGGTGGAAACACATCTAGCTCTGCTAGTACAACAACTACAGTTAACAAAACTGTTGAAACTCCTGTTGCTACTACACCTGCCCAACCTGTACAAACAGAAGCAGTACAACCAGCAGTACAACCAGCAGTAGCTACTCCAGTAGCACCTGCACCTGCACAGGTAACTGTTAATGAAACAGTAACAGCAACGGCAACTGACACAGCTAAACCGGCCGCTGGAGTATCAGCAGACGACATCTTAGCAATGATCAGAAGTAGACAAGCTAACAAATAAAAGTTAAAATGTATTCAAGTGGAGAAGTATTAATTTATTTCTCCACAAGAATCAGCAAGGAGATATTATGGTAAGACCATTTGATGTAAGTAAATTTAGAACAAGTTTAACAAAAAGTATACAAGGAATCTCTACAGGTTTTGATTCTGATCCTACAGATTGGGTATCAACAGGAAACCACACACTCAATTATTTGATTAGTGGAGATTTTAATAAAGGAATACCTCTAGGTAGGGTAACAATGTTAGCAGGTGAATCAGGTTCAGGTAAGAGTTTGATTGCATCAGGTAACCTTATTGCTAATGCACAAAAACAAGGAGTTTTTTGTATAGTGATGGATTCGGAAAATGCATTAGACGAAGCATGGTTAAATGCATTAGAAGTAGACACATCACCAGAAAAACTTTTAAGAATTAGTGTTGCAATGGTAGATGATGTTGCTAAAATTATTAGTGACTTCATTATAAATTATAAAAAAGATTATGAAGACAAACCAGCAGAAGAAAGACCAAAAATTTTATTTGTGGTTGACAGTTTAGGTATGTTACTAACACCAACAGATAGAGATCAATTTCAAAAAGGTGAAATGAAAGGTGATTTAGGAAGAAAAGCCAAATCATTGACAGCACTAATCAGAAACACAGTAAACTTAATTGGTGCTTTAAATATTGGATTAGTTTGTACCAACCACACGTATGCATCACAAGATATGTTTGATCCAGATGATAAAATATCAGGCGGACAAGGCTTTGTTTATGCATCAAGTGTAGTAGTTGCTATGCGTAAATTAAAACTTAAAGAAGATGAAGATGGCAATAAAATAACTGATGTCATGGGAATACGAGCCGCTTGTAAAGTAATGAAAACTAGATTCAATAAACCTTTTGAAGGAGTACAAGTAAAAATTCCTTATGGGGCAGGAATGGATCCATATAGTGGTATGGTAGAACTTTTTGAGAAAAAAGGATTGCTAGTAAAACAAGGAAATAGACTAAAATATATTGATAGAATGGGTAAAGAACATATTCATTTTAGAAAACAATGGACAGGTGAAAATTTAGATTTAGTAATGGCTGAATTTAAAGAACCAACACCATCAAGTAAAACAAAGGATGTAGAGAATGATGACACAGACGGAAATCGAGCTTCTAATAGAGACATGGCAGAAACTGAGTAACTACGTTCCTGCAAAAGACAGGTTAGATGCCGCTAAAGCCTTTGTGCTATTATTAGACGAGTATGGGTTAGATGATCAAGCTCAGCAAGAGTTTAAAGATGTTGATGATTATCTAGCTGATGCTATTGATGGTTACTATCTTGATACAGATGATGATGAAGACTATTCAGAAGATTATGGAAGTGATGCAGAAAGTGATGATTATTAATGGCAAAATGGTATAATATAGTTTCACAAAACTTGAGTAAACTTCCTGACTGTATAGACCATTTTGAAGATCAGTTGGAAGAAGCTAGAGTAGAAACTGGCATGAAAGGAAATATTGAAAAGAATGCTAGTAATGTTCCAGGAATAGTAGAACATAGGTTTAACCAATTGCAAGAAATTGAAGCCATCTTAGAATTTCTAAATATTAAATTAAGGCAAGTAAAAAGCAAATACTATAGAACATATTTAGAAAACTATCAACGAGCATTAACATCAAATGATGTAAAAAACTATATTGAAGGAGAACAGGAAGTAGTAGACACTTCGAATCTAGTAAATGAGTTTGCATTATTGAGGAATAAGTTTTTAGGATTGTTAAAAGCTATTGATTCAAAGCAGTTTCAAATTAATAACATTGTAAAATTAAGGGTAGCAGGGTTAGATGATGCGGAATTATTTGCAAAAAAATAATTTTGTGTTATAATAATATATGAGAACAATACTTTTTATAGCAATACTGTTGGTAATACCAATATTATTTTGGACAACTGATTTAATAGAAGATACGCCCAAAAAACAAACTAAAAAAGTTCAAAAAATTATTAAAACAGAACACTCTGTAATTGAAGTAGTACAGTATAAGGACGACAAGCATAAGTTTATTCATGCAATAAAAAAATGCTTAAATGAAATAGAAAAAGATATGCCGAAAGATCAACTAATACCAACTGCATTAATAATAGCTCAAGCGGCACATGAGTCAGGTTGGGGAACATCTAGATTTGCCAAAGAAGCATATAATATTTTTGGCATTCGTACTTGGGATAAAAACGAGGAGCAAATAAAAGCTAGAGGCAATCCAGACGCAAAATGGGGAATAAAAGTTTTTAGTGATTGGTGTGACTGTACAGCATATTATTATGATTTGTTAAATCGTCATCCAGCATATGAAGGTTTTAGAACGGCTAGAGGAATGATGTTAAAGTTTGAAGAAAAAGCAGATGCTATAACACTAGCAAAATTTTTAACTGAATTTAGTGAACTAGGACAAACATATACACGAAGAATTGAAACTACAATATATCAATTAAATGAGACATATCTAGATGAGCACGGCAATATTAAAGATTAAAGACGAAGTAAACGTCAAATTTGAAGGTCTAGATGTATCTACTAGACGTAAAATTTCTGATAAGTTAAAGTTTTTCGTACCGTATGCATATCATTTACCTGCATACAAGCTAGGTAGATGGGATGGTAACATACGTTTTTGTGATATAGGAGCAAGAACCTATTTGAATTTGTTAGACAGGGTGTTGCCTACTATTGAAGAAAATGGATACGAAATTAAAATTGAGGATTATAGAAAAAATATAGATATTTCTTTTGATAAAATTGACAAACAATATTTTGCTGACAAAGTATGGCCAGCGAATCATCCAGTAGCAGGAGAACCAATTGTGTTAAGAGATTATCAAGTACAAGTAATTAATGATTATATCAGTAATCCACAGAGTTTACAAGAAGTAGCCACAGGTGCTGGTAAAACAATTATAACAGCCGCACTATCTAAGATGTGTGAAAAGTTTGGAAGAACTATTGTAATTGTTCCTAATAAAAGTTTGGTAACACAAACAGAAGCAGACTATAAAACAGTTGGTTTAGACGTTGGTGTGTATTTTGGAGAACGTAAAGAACTAGGACACACACATACTATTTGTACTTGGCAAAGTTTGAATAACTTACACAAGAAATCAAAAAAATCAGAAGCTGATTTTCCTATTGATGAATTTTTAGATAATGTATCGTGCGTTATGATAGATGAAGTACACATGGCACGTGCAGACGTGCTTAAAACGTTATTAACGGGGCCTTTTGCGGGTATACCTATTAGATGGGGACTAACAGGAACGATACCAAAAGAAGAATTTGAACAAGTAAGTTTAGAAGCATCAATTGGCAAAGTGTCAAACAAACTGTCAGCAAGAGAATTACAAGAAAGAGGTGTACTAGCACAATGTCATGTTAATGTTATACAAACACAAGACATGAGATCATTTAGAAGCTATCCAGAAGAAGTAGCATATCTAGTAAGTGATCCAACCAGATTACAATTTTTAAGCAATCTAATTGAAGAAATGCGTCCGGGCGGAAATACTCTAATACTAGTTGATAGAATTAAGTCGGGTGAAGTACTAGCAGACCTAATTCCAGACGCAGTTTTTATACAAGGTAAAACAAAACTAGAAGATAGAGAAGAAGAATATAGCGAAGTAGCAACAGAAAAACACAAAGTATTAATTGCAACATACGGTGTCGCGGCTGTGGGTATCAATATACCAAGAATATTTAACTTGGTGCTTGTAGAACCCGGAAAGAGCTTTGTAAGGGTAATACAAAGTATCGGAAGGGGCATAAGAAAAGCAGAAGATAAAGACCATGTACAAATTTGGGACATAACTTCTAAATGCAAGTATTCAAAAAGACACTTAACAACAAGAAAAAGGTTTTACAAAGAAGCCAATTACCCGTATACTGTAAGTAAGGTAAACATATGAAAATTTTAACACCAGACAACCATAGTTATAATCTAAACAAAGTTCCTGAACTCGTTGATGATCTTCAGTACTGTGTATTAGATACTACAAATCCAAAAAATATTGATTTCTTTTTTATTCCATTAATTTTTTTAGAGTCATTTAATGCACCTAGCATGGTACTAGAAATAAAAGGTGTTAATATTCAAATGCCAATTGATTGGAGCATAATGGTGATTGAAAGAGAGTTAGGACAATGTGAGATGGTTCCATTAACAAGTTTAAATGATAGAGGCTTTGAAGCATTAACAATGAACCCATTAACAACAGGACTAATAAATTCAGCAGAAATAAAAGTAGTAAATGTATTTCAAGAGGTTAAATGGTATTTTCCAAAACTTAAATTTGGACATATTATTGCTGTTCCACTAGGTGAAGGAGAAAATCCAGACTGTTTGTATTTTGCAAAAGATATTAATCAATTACCAGATACAATGGATGTAGGATCTTTCTTTTAATGGCAAAAAAACAATTAAACCTAAATCAAATGCTATACAATATCGATATTGGTAATATGGATTGGTATGACAGTTTAGATGAAGAAGAAAAAAAGTCATTTTCACCATATGTAGCTATGCGTTTTGTATCAAGTATCAAAGGAAACAAATATTTACAAGAATCATATATTGAAAATATCAATGAATTCTGTAATAGAGACTTTTCTACGTTACAGAAACATCATGATACTAGTAGGTTATTTTGGAAGTTATTATGCTTATGTGGATCAGGAAAGAAAATGTTTCATCCATGGATCAAAGCACCTAAAGGAAACAAACGTAAAAAAGGAAAAGTAGAAGAATTTCTATCAGAAGTTTATCCAAATGCAAAAAACGATGAACTACAGTTATTGAAATCCACATTAACAAAAAAAGAAATTTCACAATTAGCCAAAGATGCTGGCTATTCAGATAAAGACATTAAGTTGATAAAATGATCGATAAAAAACAATTAGACAGAATTGAGAAGAAGTTAGACAAGTTGGAAAAGAAACTTGATAGCCATATTGAAGAAATATGGACGGTTTATAAACCCATAAAAGAACTATTAAAAAAGCTAGAAAGATTTAAGTTATGGTAGAACATTTAATGGTACAACAACAAGTCAAAAGCAAATGGCAACACATGGTTGGTGTCATATGCCTTAATCAAACTTATAGAAAACAAGTTAAACAGGTGTTGCCAGAGTTATTCAAAAGATATCCAAATGCTGTAAAATTTATACGTGGCAGAGTAAAAACACAACAAAGAATATTGAAGCCACTTGGTATGTGGAAAGTTAGGGCTAAGAGATTAAGAGGTATGAGTGTAGACTTCTTGAGTTGGAATGGAAAAGAAGCATCTGACTTATACGGAATAGGCAAGTATGGCAGTGATAGTTATAAAATATTTTACAAGAATGAAATACCAAAAGATGTGCAAGACAAAGAATTAAAAAAGTATATAGAAAAATTATGAAAAGTTTACTAAAAATATGGCAGTATGCATTAGGATCATTCTCAGATGATAAAACTAAAGATTATGACAGACAAGTTTTAATCATTAGAACATTTTGGGTAATATTGCATATTGTCACTTGTTTAATGATTATACTTGGCAATGGCCATGTAATGGGGTGGTGGTAATGACGTTTACTTGTAAATTCTGCAACAAAACATTTAGTTCAGAGCATACATTGATTGCTCATATGTGTGAACCAAAAAGACGTTGGACAAATAGAAATGATAAAAACGTTCAATTGGCTTTTAGGTGTTATCAGCACTTTTGGAGAATAACTTCTTCAACTATGAAAACTGAAAGAAATTATGAAGACTTTATGACTAGCAAATATTATACTGCATTTGTAAAGTTTGCAAATTATCTTTCTGATGTGTATGTGTCTTCAATTGAAAACTATGTTGAATGGTTATTAAAAAACAGAGTTAGAGTTGACAGATGGTCAACTGACACAGTATACGAAGAATATATCAAAGAGTATGCTGTAAGAGAGTCGGCTGATAGAGCAGTTGAAAGAACGATACTCACAATGAAGTCATGGGGTGAACAAAACCATATGCCATGGAATACATTTTTTACAAAATGTTCCAAACCAAGAACTATACATTTAATTAGATCTGGTAAAATATCACCATGGGTATTGTATAATTCAAATTCTGGGTTACAATTTTTAGAATCATTGACACCACAAGAAATGATTATGATAGAAGATTATGTTTCACCAGGACAGTGGGCTAGTAGATTTAACCAAAGCAAGGAGGATGTATCTTTTGTAGTAGAAATTACAAAAGCATCATTTATATAATGACAAAATTGAGCAAACAAGAAATATCAGATTTGAACTCTATAGCTACTGCAATGACTTTGTCAGAAACTGAAAGAAAACACTTGATTGAAGAGTGGGGAAAATTACAGGTATTGGTTAAGGTATCTGATAAAGAAATATTTGATAAAAACAAAACACTTATTCAAAATGCATTAAGTGAAATGGAAAGTTTGGGAAAAAGAGTTAAAATGATTGAAATATACATGGGCTCTTTGAAAAACAGAATTGAAGAACAAGTGAATAGTAATAAAAAACAACTGAAAGATATTAGTAAAATCAAGATATGAAAATAGCTAAAACTGATATAGACATTGATACAGCAGATAGAGAACAGGTATTAAAACACTTGAAACATATCCCAGCTGGGATCAAAGATAAGGATAGAATGAAGAAACACAATACAGGTGTTTACTTTACTGATATTCCAGTTAATCCGTTGGCTAAAGTTTCTAATATTGAATACAAAGAAGCAGAAGAAAGAGGATATTTTAAATTAGATATTTTAAATGTCTCTCTTTACAAAGATGTTAAAGATGAACAACATCTAGACAAACTGGTATCACAGGAGCCATTATGGGAATTACTAGAACAAGAAGATTTCAGCAAACTATTATTTCACGTAGGAGATCACAGTTCCATTTTAAAAACAATGAAGCCAAAAACAATAGAACAATTGGCAATGGTATTGGCAGTGATAAGACCAGCAAAAAGATATCTGTTAAAACAAAATTGGCAAGAGATTGAATCTAATGTTTGGAACAAACCAACAGACGGCAGTTACTACTTTAAGAAAGCTCATGCAGTGGCTTATGCTCATGCAATAGTAGTACAAATGAATTTAATCTGTGAAGATGCTGTATAAAATTTACTATATGGATAATTACAAGTATGCGTAAACACTTTAAACGAAATTGCTTCAACTATGTATCGGCTGTATATACATCTAGTATATTGTTATTGTTGGCTAATTTGTTTGTAGGTCTTTAATTAGTAGTTTTTTTTACTAGTGAAATATTTCTTCTAATTATTCTTTTTTTCATCACATTGTTTAAGCTAGTGGCTACACCAAATATAATTTCAACGTCTTTGGTAGTGAATGTTTTTATTTGATCTTTGAAACTGTCAAACTCTCTGTTAAGGAAAATATTAATGGGAATAGTTCTATTTGATTCCCACCACCACATTTCTCCCAGTTCTAGGAACTTTTCTTTCAGTGATTGAGTGGGTATTCTGTCGTAAATGTACATTGTTGTAACGTATTGGTCTTGATTTTGTATGATTCCTACATACTCATTCAAACCGTGCCGTATACAGCTTAAGAACGGGAACTTTTCTTTTAAATCTGCGTAATCCATTTTTTCCATAAATATCTATATGTCTAGTACTTATACATTATATATCTTCGCTGAACAACACCAGCTAAATGTGTCATCTCAAGTAAATAGTAATATGACTATGTACGATAAAAACATTTTACTATATCACGGCTTAGATAACAAGCTAAATTTTGCCTTTTTAGATCAAGACCGTAACAAGTATGATTTAACAGGTGATACAGTTTATTTCAGAGTTCAAGATATTGAATCAAAGGAAACTATATTTGCTAAAACAATGGATATTGATAGTGCCATAAACGGTACTGCTTCTGTTAGTTTTACAGCAACTGAATTGTATGAAGTAGCTGATGGTTTTTACAACTTCACAGCATACGTTGAAGATGCAACAAAAACTCAGTCAGTAATATACACAGATAGAGCTGGCCAAATCACAGGCACACTAGAAATCATTGATGGTGCAATACCAAAAGCCAGACCAACACAAAACACAACGGCATTTACGTTACGTAATACATTTTATTACAGCGATAATTTGTCAGGAGCATCAGAGCGTAATTTGACTGCTAGGAATCATACTATTTCTTTATACTCAACTAACTTTACCGGAAATGTAAGAATTGAAGGTAATTTAGATGACACACCTAGCAATTCAGATTCACATTGGTTTCCAATTGATGTAGTTGGTATGGGTATCAATGACATAACTATGACAGCTCATACAGGCCCAACTCCATTTTTCTTTCAATCATCTTGTAGACATATAAGAGTAAGATATAAAGCAGGTTCGGGTAATTCAGGTACTTTTGACAAAATGTTACTAAGGAATTAAAGTGTCAGATCATTTTCCATTGGTCCATAAAAATTTGAACGTGGCCGACAAACAAGTTTACATTGTTAATGAATATAACAGAGACAAAGACAAACAAGAAATAGTTCGTACGATAATTTTACCATTTATTGATGAAGCTGATTTTGAGATAAAATCATTAAATGCTTGTTATACGGAATGGGCAAAAATTGTGTTATCTGGATTAAATTTTCATGCTAAAACTTTTTGTTATGCAAAAGACTTTTCCAAGTGCGGCAAAGGTCATGCTGTGGAAAAAAGATTGTACCAACAATTAAAACACTACATAAGATTTCAGAAGTTAAGAATGTATCCAACAACCACACTTAACAACGAAGAATTTTTTAAGTTTTCCACAAACGTTGCCGCTTCAGATGTAATTTGGGATGAAACTTGTAATTCATATGAGGGAGATTTAACAACATTAACTTATACAATTAATGCCACTCGTAGAATAAAAGATGTTCATAAGATTTATTTAAACTTTCAAAATCATGATCCGGCACCATTAGAAGCCATGTTAAAATATTGGTCTTTTCAAATGATAAGTGAACCGACTGACGATTGCATGGTAGTTACGGATCAATATATAACACCGGAGTTAGCAAAGTTTCTTTCAGCTAAACAACCAGTTGCTATAATTGGTTTTAATGATAGTGACTATGATCATTTTAGTTCCGGAGAAGATGCTTATGTTATAATGAAAGAAAAAAATGTTCACTATATTCCTGCAAGTATTACTAAATTAGGATCTACTTTGATAGCCGAAGGATTGGCTAATCACAAAAGAAACGTTGGTGATACATATGAGTTATTAAAAATGTATCCGGAAAAAGTAGAAAACTTATGGAAATTTGCAGACAACTATA